GTCCCTTCTGCTGATTCCATAGGAGGATTAGGGTCGGGAGGCGTTCCGCCGCCAGCCCAGCCGGCAGCCTGGCTTTGGAGCCAGCCTAGTGTCCCGGTCACCGCACCCGGGCCAGTCTGGCCGGTCTGATCAGGATCATTAGGCGCATTCCCGCTGGTATCGTTCCAGATCCAGTTTAACTTCGCGCCCTCGCCGCTATCGCCATTCCAGACGCTGCTTAGTCGCATTCCGCCCCACGGGCCAGAGACACCAATTACAGCTGGATGTGCTACGAAGGCCCCTACCAAATTTTTCCAGGCATCGCTTTGTTTAGACCATTTGGGTGTACCCTTAGCACTGGCCATGGGACTGAACTCGGTAAAAATAATGCCACAATTGGGAACTGCCGCAGCGAACTTGTCACAGGTAGCTTTGATCATAGCCAGCGGGTCAGAGTAGCCTTCCCATTTGTAGTTCATCCAGTACCCTTCTGAACCAATCCAGTCGAGTGCCGCGCCATTGGCTGCACAGGCTTTGTATGCCTTGATTGCCCCATCAAGTTTGAAACAGCCGCCGCCGACCGAGTCATCCATGATGTTATAATCATTCAAACCCCATTTGACATTGGAACCAAACATGGCGCGCAGCTGTTTAATGCCATTAATTAAGCCGTCAAATCCGCTGCTCCCTGCGCCACCCAGATCTGACCAGGGCGATACTCCCATGTTAATTCCGCTCGAGCTGATGATCTCATTAGCGATATTCATGAAGACCGTGTATCCCGTGCAATACTGCACCATCATCTGGGCGCATTCTTTCAACTTGGACCAGGAAATATTGCCGTCATAAGACGGGTAGGACAGGTAATACATCATGGCTACACCATTAGCTTTGGCGTAATTTTGACCAGCTTGCATGGCTGGCGCCCACTGACCGGAATTCACGTATGACTGGTGGACCGGGTTGGCGTATGAAGCGTTTATTAAAGTTATCGGTTGCTGGTGCCCGGTAGCCGCGCCCTTGGAGACGGGCTTGAAATTGCTATCCGGGTAAGGGTTAGTGTATCCAGGCCCCAATGCAGCTTCCCAGGAATTATTGGAACCGAACCAGGGCAGAGTGCCGGCGGGTTTAAGTGCCATATAGTCCGAAGCGTTACCACAAATTTCTATTCTGGTCCAGACTTCATGGCTTCCTAATTTCAGTTACATTTTTAATGGGATAGGATTTCCAGTCTCCTGAAAATTCGTAAAGGATGCCATCCTCGCCCAAGGCGTAGAGAAGGATTACCTCACGCTGAGGTTTGGCATTTTTATCCAGGAAATGGATAACGCTGAAATCCTTTATTTTGACGTACTCACTGTTCTGGTCCATAATCGTTTGGTTGTTACTTGCATAATTGTCTCACCGCTCCCGGAGTCAGCACCGGGGGCGGTTTTTAAATGGCGCGGTAAAATGAGGACACATCCGGGCTTGCGCGCAGCTGTCTGGAACGGGTTCTCTGGCCCTCAAAAGCTCCGCGCCACCATTTTTATGAAACCCGAATCCGGGGTCATTTGGCACCACCTCCTTTATCTACATTAAAGAGAATTTCGCAGTCGCAGAATCCGCCATGAGCATTAAAATAATCCTGGGACTGGGCTATTGAAATTCCATCAAACCCCATTCTATGGAGGATAGTGACTGCTTTAGATTGATCAGCGCCACCCCCACAGTTAAATCGAAGTTGTCCATCTTCTTCTCTGAAATTACAGCCTTCCGGGCCTTCCAAGCGGTCAAAAAATTCATTCCAGCGTGGATGTTTTGGTGTCATTATTTGCATAATTGAAATTCGGTCAGGAGGGAGGTCGTAACTTTGATCTCGCTGGTAGAAACAGTAAGATCCAGCTGCTAGCTAGGTTCGTCTCCCCCCTCCTGCCGAAAGGGTTATTTGGGTCGGATGATCCTCGACGTAATCTGACTCCAGTCGAAATCATCCGGCCCTTTGGCCGGGGCATATCGTTTCACGGCATTTGCTGGATTAAGCAGTACCGCAATGGGTAGTACCTTGTCTGGCGGTACTTTTCGACCCAGAATCCAGACCTTGCGACTTTCTTCTGCATCCCAAGCTTGCCACATCAGGCAAGTACCATCTCTGACGCCATCCAGGATATTGTCAAAGAGAAACCGCGTACCGTGATCCAATGAGTCCGGCCCCAAATTAATCATGACCTTGTTTATCCCATTCTTTGGCAAATGCTTCAGCACATTTCCAAGCCTCTTCAGCCAGCATTTCCGGGATAACTGGTCGATTGGCCCTGATCATCTGACCAACTGATTCAGCAAATACCTTGACTGCTGCTTCCCGTTTAATTCCCTCCCTGGTCATTGTTAATCGCTTCTGCTGTGTTCCTGGTCCTCTCTCCATAGCGATCAGCATCTCGTTTTTCATTTGAGAATATCCGGAGGAACTACTTCCTGGGTTCGTTTCCTTCTTACCCTCTTTTGTTTAACATTGAACTCCAGGACTGGGCTCTTTCCCAAAAGGAGCATCTGCCGGATGGACTCTGGCAGAATATCAACTCCGGGTTCCTTGGTTAGACCGATCCAAAAAAATCGTTCCGACCAGACAAAGACCGAATTGTCATAGGACATTTCGATCTTGTTTACTTTGAATGTGTTACGCAATTGCTGAATCCATTGTTCAGCACGCAGTTCTTTATCTTCTTTTACTGTATTCATAAAACTACCAACTTGATCCGTAATAAATATCACCTTCTACCTGGTCATCCAGGGCCAGGGCAGTAATTTCTATTGTCCGTTCGATATCAGCCATATAACTCTCGTCATAATCTTCACTGCCAAAAAAGAAACCACCCTGCGTGGGCAGGATGGCGGCTACTTCCTCAGCGTTAACAATAAACTTACCTGGTTGTAGGATAGGTTTTTCTACCAGTTCGCCCTCCGAGTCTTTCTCCAAGGTGTATCCATTAGTTACTTCTCCTTCTTCTAGTTTAGCTACCAGTTGTACTTCCTTGCACTTGGCTTGCAAGTCCATCAATTGTTCCTGGGCTACCCAGTAGTTCTTTTGATCATCATTACCGCCCTGTACCGTATCGACAAACCATTTATGAATCTGGTTTGCCTTTCTCCAGTAGCCAACCTGGAACTCTACATAACAAGGTTTGAGCTTGCCGTAATTGTAAGGGATACCTCCCTTTATAATTAAGATCTGCCAGCGATGCTGTGGTTCATAATGATCCCAGTTCTGGACATAAAGTTTCTTGGTCAAATACATGTCCAAGCCCATGTCTAGTTCTTTCTGTTTCAAGTCCATCGCATTACCCAGGCTTGATCCAGCTCTGGATCAGTCGGGTAATAATCTTCCATTGTATCCACTGCTACCCGGACAAAGCAGTCCAGGCAGTGGCCACAACGACAAAGCCGGCCCACATGAGCGTGGGCCTCAGTTTCTCGAGGAGAGAGAATTGTTTCAGTTTTGTTTACCTGGTAACGGTAAACTAGTAGCCCGGTTTCCAGGCTACTGGCTAAACCTAAACAACGCTCAATGGTTCTCTCCGGATTCTCTTGCCAGGAAGTTAAGGATTTTTTCAACTGATTCCTTTTCTGGTTTCCACTTGCCCTTAATCCAGGAATAAATTGAGGCTGAATTTACACCCATCCTCTTTGCAATCAGGTGCTTACTGATCTTCTTGTTTGATCGTAAGAATTCTCGAAGACCATCTACCGCCCGTTCATGCAACAGGCTCTCCTTTAAGGGGCGATCCACAAATTTCACCGGAGCTGCTGGTGGCGCCTCAATAACTTCTTCCCCTGGTAATTGGAACCAGGTTTCTTCACGGACAACCCGGCCGACTTCCCCAAAGTACTTGGGCGGCACAAGTGTCTCAGCCTGTTCTCGTGACTCGGCCTTGACAATTATCCGAGTCAATACATTATATTCGAATCGTTTCATTGTTTATCTAGTTTCTTTCTTGTTTTGTTTCTGTTTCTGTTCTTCCACTCCAGGGAGTCAAGGCCGTCCACCTTGACTCCCACCTTTGGTTAAGAGTTTTTTGGCTTCGAGACAAACCTTGTCCAAGCGGTCGCAAGTGGAGCGATCATAGACATCAAAAGCCCTGTAAGCTTCCCAAACTTCCTTGGCAAGGTCCTCCAACTGGGCGATGCGCTCTTCGTATTCGAGCGCTGTTTTATTGGCCCCTTCGACAAGCTTGAAGATCTTCGCCTCCAACTCCGCGATACGTCTATCCTTCTCAGAGCACATCTTCAATCAGCTACCCAGCCATTTTCGATTGCTTGCATTGGAACCCTCGGGCCACCGAAGTCCAACAGCTTGCCATCTTCTGAATAAAGACTGTACTCACCCTGGTTATAAACCAGGGTGGCAAAATCCATGTGACTGGTTTCCTCATGCCAGCGTTTCAGGGCAAACGCTCGGCCTTCACGGGAGGGAGAAAATCGGCATATGTGCCGGGCCATTTCTCCGGGGAGAGCATAAGCTTTAAATCATGCTCCCGTCTTTCCGGACCGTAGATATCTTTCATAATTTTTGAAATCAACTTCACCAGATAGTTTGAATCTGATCATTAACCACTCAGCTAGCTCATCAGTAGTCAGCTGGCTGCGTAATCTCCTGACCTGGTCATCAATTATAGCCAGCAGCATTCTGTGCTGTTTCTCTGTAAGAAGAGGGAGTTCTTCTACATTCTTCATATAATCTCCTTTCGGGAACGGTCATGGGTTCGCACCCATTCCCGGTAAGCTTCTTCCCGGCCAGCCCGGCGAATAGCGTCACAGTCTGGATGGTATATCCGCAAGTGCTGGATAGAGTTGCCTGTCCCAAAAACTATTTTGGGATCGGTTGGTTTAATATCACGCTCACAAAAAACGCATTTAAGCGTGCTGTCTGTATCAAATAGTCTCATGTTTCTATTTCTTCTTGTCTTCATCTTCGTCCAACACCGTCTTGATATCCTCAATTGGAATCTCGATTACATTGGAACCGGTTGGTGGGGGATTAATTCCAGGCACTTCTTCGCCGCGCTCAAGAGCTTCTGCGATCTCTTCCACAGCTGGTACGTTCATCTCGCTTTCGTAGGGTTTTAAGCCCTTGCTCATTCGAGCTAGGCGCGTTGGAATGACAATCTCGCTATTGCACTTGTCGCAACAGCGATCCTCGAATCTGGGTAGGACCGGTTGGGGATTATTGCCAAACCCGTGCCCAAACAAGTCCTTGGGCCAGAACTTGTGGCAAATGCTGCACTGGTACTGCTTGGATTTACCTTCCCCAAACGATGTATACGGTTTCTCAATCATGCTAGTTACCTTTCTTTCCAGTTCATGAGCCAGCTGGCTCATATAGTGCTCTATCATTGGTTTAAGCGCACCCTGGACCTCCTCAATTTGATCCGGGGGGACATGCTTAACCCGCATGCCACGGGTATAGACGGTGCCTTCCAGGTGCAGGGCACCGACTATTATCTCAGTTTGAAATCCGTTTCCCTCATCCTTCCAGAATCCTTCCCACATGGTCCAGGCATTGTCCGGGTCATGTTTCATCTCGAACAAAACTCGCTCCATAAATGGGCGCCAGAGATCGTTAGATAGCTCAGCGTTGACCAGGGCGATCAGCTCCTTCTGGGTCTGGAAGATTTCCAGGTTAAATCCTTTTGGGAGGAGATTTGCTATTGTTATATTCATGGCAGTTGTTTTAGTTTCCAGACGCGCAAGATCTCTTTTCCATCTATTGTTAGATGGCGTATTACTACCTTGGATTTAGTTGCTTTAGCCTTAGCCCTTATACTAATTTGAAGAGAATTCTTATTTGTGCCCTCCAAAGGTATATCAACTGAATCTCCCGTAACCATTTTCAACAGGGCTATCGTAATAGGTGAACGCGGCCGCCAGCCCCTGGCCTTGGGTGGAATAGGCATGCCTTTACTAATTTTTAGTTCGTTTCGTTTCATTACTTTGTTCTGTTTCTATTTGAATCCGTTCACTGTGTCTCCTTAAAATATCCTCATGAAGGGAGTCTTTTACCAGTTCGATATTGGTAGAAATCGAGCACAGGGGCTGGTCCAAAAGGGAGTGCATGACCTTTTCAATGCGCTTCTGGTGATAGCGTAAACGTTTCTTCGCGTTAGCGGCTTCCCTCTTCTGTTCTTTGATTTTGGCTTGGATCACTGAATCGGCCAGCTGGCCGTTAGCGGCTACTTTAAATGCCGTAGCTCTGGCCTTGGCCAGACGGACCAAGGCTTCTTCCTGTTGAATGCGCTGCCAGATCTCTTTTAAGACCGGATCGCGCAGGCACCAGTCCAACAGGCTCAACTTGAGCACATCTGGATGGTTCTTAAACTCCTGGGATATACCTATAACCCAGTTCCAGAACTCACGTTCTGCTTCGGACCATTTACTCCGGTATTGTTTGGCTTCTTCCTCAACCGCAATACACTTGCAGATCCGACCGTGACAATCCTGGCTTGTCCCCGCATAAATACACCAGGTCCAGTCGTGACCTCGGGCAAATTCAAGTTTTTCTTCTCCAGTCATAACATGTTTCTGTTTCTAGTATGATGGAAATAAAAAACCGGGCATCTGTTAACTGGATGCCCGGCCTTTTGGTTAATCTAGCCTATTCGTCGTCTTCCTCGTCCTCCATGCCCTCAATCTCTGAGGGATCTCGGGAAACACCCGGCCCTAGCTTCAGCGATACGTGCATGGGTGACACACTCTTCCGGTTATGGTCAAACCGGCTGATCCATTCACTGATTCGATGATGCACACTGCAATGATACCACACCTCATTCAGCCAGAAGTCTATGGAACTGCCACAGACTGATGGATTCTTGATTCCTTCAATCTTCTTCAGCCGCTCGGCTATGGCGCAATGTCCAGGCGCCCCTTGCGTGCTGCAATCGATGTCCTCTTGCGTGACATCGAATTCCAAGAACTTACCTACTTCAGTTTCGGTTATCATCTTTAATCCTTCTTCTTTTGCTTCTTGCGTTCTTTCTCCTTCTCTTGCGTGGTTAATCCCTCCTGGCCCTGCCACGCCAAATCCGCGTGCTTCATCCACTGGTGCCAGTCCAGGCCGGCTGCTTCAAAAAGTTTGGCGGCTGCTTCCAGGCAGAGCTGGGCGCTCCGCTCAAAGGCTACCCGGTCCTCAATGTTCATTTCTTGCCCTCTTTCTGTTTCTGGGCCAGCTTGGCCCTCTCTTTCCTGGCAAAACCCGGCCGGCTCTCCAACAGCTTAAGCTGCTGGTTGGTTGTCCTCAGCCCATGCGCAGTTTTGCGCTCTTGGGCCTCTTTCTTTTTCTGTTCCTTACTTTTCATGCGATGTTTCTTTTTCTGTTTTTTGGTCAGAATTTTATCAATTATTACCTGCAATTCAGGTACTTCTCTTTCCCAGTCGAACATGTACCAGGGCGTGTCCTGACGACAAATGACATGACGCCTGACTACATAATGTAGGTCTGGTATTAACTTAGATAGCCGCTTGGTCCCCTCCTCCCTGTCCATCACCCTCAGGGCTATCCGTAAAATCACGTCGTACTCTATCCTCCTCATCCTTATCCATTCGTTCCGCACTTGCCCGGTTCATTAGTGTCTCCCTGAGTGCGCCATGCCCAGTCATGGCTAGCGCATCCAGCACAATCCCAAACTCGTTAGAGTCCAGCTCGAGATTGAAATATCGAATTGGCCCGGTATTTGGCTCGTCCAGGATGAAACGCCAGCCATCGGGCAAGTCTCCCACAAACAGGATCCGCGCCTTGGGATAGTCATGCTGGATCTGGGCAATAGCGCGCTCGTACTTACTGACTACGCGCTTCCGGCCAGAGCTGTAGGTGCCCTGATGGCCGACTCGGGGCTGAGATACCCGATATTCGCCATCCTTGAAGTTCTTGACCCGCATATTGACAATCGTGATCATGCTGCCCCCCGATCTATCGCCTTGGGCCAGTACCGACTCCTGATTTGAATACCAGACCGATAGTACAACATCAGTCCGCCTTCCGGTAACACACAGCCAGCGGCGCCTTCCCGTGCGGCATAGACTTCCGCATTCAGCCGCGCACTTGCTGTCGGACCAGCCTTGGCCCAGTCAGCCAGGGTCCTGGTCTTGTCATTAAAACGAAACCCGATTTCAGTTGATTCACTCATAAAATAAAAAGAGCCACTGGCTTTTAGACCAGTGGCTCACTTGTTCTCCCTTCGCCTTTCTATTTGGTTACTGTTTTACCGCTCGCTCCCACTCTGCCCTTTAGATTGGCCCCTAGCCGCGTCATCCTTGGCAAACCAGTCCTGCCAGAACTCGAACATGGTCTTGGCTCCTAAGAACATGTCTTGGGCTTGTCGGACCGTGCCTACCCAGCTCGGCACTCCCGCCACCTGATCGGCGAACTTGTCGTTGCCGTCCCGGCCATAAACGTACATCGTCGTGACCGTGACTTTGCCCGTCTTCTTGGATACCTGCTCCCAGCTGTAACTTTGTAAGTACCTCCAGCCGAAACCCTCGACCCAGGTTTCAAACTCTTGCCACTCCGAGTTAGTCAGGTCAGCTTGGGCTGTGCCCTGGCTCATTGTTAAACTGGCCAAGGCCAGTAATCCAGTTATGAATAACTTTCGCATTTTTTGTTTCTAGTTGTTACTTATTTTACCTACCTTTACCCTCTCCCATTCTCCCTTGACATTCTTCTGGTATAACTGCCCACGGCCTATCCCGTAGCCCATCCCATACCAGAGATGGCACAGCATACACATGCAGGCCCACGGCCCAGCCCTAGTCTTGCCGTCTACCATGTGGTTATCAAATGAACCATGGCAGATCTGGCAATTCTCCGGTGCGTTAATGAAAGGACTCATACTTCATCCAGTCCTCTACTACCGCTTCCGGTACAGCCTGGTGGGCGTAGCTTTCGGCCTTTTGCTTGTATCCTCTCAAAATACAGAACAAAGCCTGACTCGGCCTAAGCTCAGTAATCGGAGGTTCCCGGTCAGTTGGAGCATTCTGGTAAATCCATTCCACTTGAGAATAACTCCAGCGTTCCCAATGCTCCCCTTGGTCATTACTCCAATGCCGGAAGATAGTTTCAAAGGTGATGTAGGCTTGGACATAATACTTGTAGTCAGCCATTTTTTAACTCCTCCAGCAGTGCATTAATTCCCGTATTCATCTGGGACGCTTTGAGCGCATGATCGAAACTTCGACCAGCGTCCAGACAGGCCAGCGATTGCTGATACCAGAATTGCTGGTCCTTAATCAGCTTTTCCAAACGCTCCAGACGCTCCAGTATCTCTCGGAAAGCTTCCGCACTTATCGGTCGCTCCCCTGCCACAAAAGGCGGCGCTAGTAAGCTCAAGCCAAGCTCGTTCAGTTCCGCCTCCATCTTGGTCCGCCTCCCATGCTTGGCTGCTTCCTGCTGCCGCTCCTTAAACATGGTTAGCCAGCTCATGCGCTCCAGCGCTCCTCTTCCTGCATTGCCTTAAGCAGGAAGTCACCGGCTTCGGTGAACATCTCGCTCGCCTCAAACTCAGCACTGGTCTGAGTCAGATACTCGTAGCGCCGAATGATCCGCTGGACCGCTCGCTCCGCGCTCAAGAGCTGGCGCATCGCCCGGGATATGTCGCTGATGCCCTCGTACCGCTTGCCGATCCCGGCACAGCGACTAATCGCACTGGCTCGCTCATCGGCCCGACTGGTCACGACGGGACCGCCCTGGTCAAAGGCATTTATCCGATCTCTAATTTGATCCATAGTTCACTAACCTTTCTGTTTCGTTATGGACTACTGCATACTGGCGTTATTGCCTGTATCCAGTACTCATAACAAAAAAGACGGCTGATATGTTAAATACCAGCCGCCCCCTTGTTTTGGATTGTCCCCTAATCGTTATAGGAGAGGCACAGACGCATGAACTCCACGTTTGCACCAATCGCCTGAACCTTCTTGCTCAAGCGCTTAACCCGCTTCTTAGTTCGTTTTTTCATGCCTTTCTCGAAGTTGGCTTAGAATGGTGTAGCTAGTACCCAGACGATAATTGATATGACCAGCGTTACCAGCAGCCCGAGCAAGGGCGCTACTAACAACGTGGCGTAGGCGCCTAACCCAATAATCTTTAACCAGTCCTTCATTTCTTAGCCGCTGCCTCCGCCAGATCTAGCAAACGACAGGCTTCCTTGACTCCAATCGGCACAGCTACCAGCGGCATACCATCTGCTCCATGGTGGATAACCAGGAACTGATCCAGCCCATTGTCCCCTTCATGGTAGACCTCACGCACCGTTACCGCTACCCCAGGAATGTGGGTCACTATCATCTGGCCTCCCTATAGGCATGGTGCGTGTAGGCATGGTGATTGTAGCCATGGCTCCCGTGAGGGCAGGCACTCGCCAGCGCGCACGACGCCAGCAGAATCAATATAGTTCTTTTCATTTCTTGCATTTATCTCTGTTTCTTGTTCAATCCCTTCCGTGGGCAAGCGTCCTGAAATTAATTGGGAGCCAATCAAGGCAATGTATCTCACTGGCAAGACCAGCCGTGAAATTGCCATTTTATTTGGAATCAGCGACGACTCTATTCGACAAAAGGCGTCTATTGATGGGTGGGGGGTAATCAGGAAAGAGATCAAAGCGTTACCCCCTGTCAATCAGCCCTATCGATCCGTAAAAGATCGTAATAAGGCCGCTCAGGCATCTACTGAGATAGTGGTTCCTTCACAAAAGCCTGTTTTGGAAAGTTCGAATAAAAGTGATGACGCAATTTCTCGCGCTATTAGACTACGCAACTCGGATGACTTCCGTAATCGCGTTATTGTACAGGCCGACAAGGCATTGAGCACCTTGGAAAAAGCTGTTGTTAGTAATGTGTTCGAGACTGATCGCTTTGCTGAGGCTCTAACCAAAGTGGAACGCATCGGCGCTCGTGCCTTTGGCTATGATCGCGAAGGTGATCACCCAATTGTTAACATTGGGATATTAGGTAGTGGATCAGAATATGATCCAATTTAACTAGCCGCTCTTTTGCTAATGTCATGTGATAACATGGAAGAGGTGCGTGTATAACCACTGCACCTCGTTCGCTGTCATCTCATTAGTTCCAAGTGTCTTTCTAGTCTGTTCCGGTTCATTAGAGAGGGGCCTTGCGGCCCCCCTGTTTCTCGGACTGCCTTATTCCAGGGCAGCCTCGACTTCGCGCACTCCGGGTTTGTCCTCCTGCTTCTCGACGTCGTATCCGGCCCGTGCCAGTGCCGCCAAGAAGTCCGCGTCGCCGCTTGCCAGCTTCGCGTTGATCTCCGCCTGTGTGATAGGCTGAGACGTCTTCCGCTTGAAGGGGATATTGCCGCCGTTAACCAGCCCGGTTTTAGTGGGCTTGTTGAACTTGGGCAGCTCCAAGTCGTACTCACGCTGAATGTGAGCCACGACCGCGTCCGTGTAGGGCCGGAACTCCTTACGCATCTTGCGCTCGGCTTCCGCCTTGATCCACTTCTTGTCCTTGGCCTTGTCCGGGAACCGGACTTCAAGCCAGCCCTTCAATTGGGGCATGACCGCCTTGTCCGGATTGTAAACAATACCGGGGCAAGACAGCTCCAAGAACGCTTGGATGGACGCTCGCTCGGCACCTTTTTTGATGACCTCTGCGAGTGGTTTGCCTTCGTAATTGACGATTTCGTTAGCCATATTTGTCTCTAAGTAACTGCATTGTCCGTTGACTGGCGTTATTGCCTGCCTACGGAGGCGCAGTCACCCGATTAGTATGTGCGCGATCCCTGTGATGATTTGGCGTAAGCACCCGTGCTCACGTATGTAGACACCCCGTCGGACGCTCGGACTCTCACCTGCCAGTCGCTTGCTAGGCGCACTAGGTTGCCGATACGACCTCCCCTGCGTGGCGTGCTCGCAGGGCATTCGTCGTGCCACACCGAACCTTCTCGCGGTCGGAGCTGTCAGTAATGTCAAAGAGCGGTACAAGCACTTTGTAAGGTGCAGGCGGCCGTCCCGCCTACTAAACGCGGTCCGTCCTATCCCCGGCTGTCACCGAGGACAATAGGGTAACGGAAAACTCAATCCGACCGACCCCTGCCCGGGTACCCCCCTACGGGGTGGGCGGCTCGCTGCGCTCGCCGGCGATAGGGGCTAAAAGAAACCCCAGATTTTGGTACTTTTTACGTTTGAACCTGATAAGGTTTTTACGCTTTTAACATGCCCTTTGCATTGCATTGCAATGCATCAGACCCAGGTCGGATCTAGTTTTCCGTTAGAGGTAGGCACCTCGCAAAATGCGAGTCTACCAGACCGATCAGTCAAGTTTTTTTCCAAAAAATTCGATTTAGCGACTACCTGCAGAACCTGCAGAACCTCTAGAAACTACATAGGACATTTTGGTCATTTTTCGATTTATCGAAAATATAAGAAAAGACCTCTCACTGACCAAAATGTCTATGGACTTTCTAAGAGGTTCTGCAGGTTCGGCACCTCTGGCGAGTTTTTACGCATTTTCTTCCAAGGTAATCTGGATTGCGCTGAGCATACTTACGGTAAGCAATTGAACAGCAAATTGGGGGTTATACCGCTCTGTTCCCGGTTCAAGAAGAGCATTGATGATCGGATTAAGCGGATCATCGACTACCAGGTGTGAATGGATCGCCTTGGCCAGCTCTTCATTCATATTCAAGGATGGGGAGGTCTTTTGGGATGGTTTCATGTTCGCTGATGACATAGGTGTACTGATTCTTTCTTGTGTTGTAGAAAATATGGATAACCCCGGCGCCAAACCGGTTGATTTCGTCCTTTTTGATCACAGGAAGTGATCTGAAAGCCTTTCCGATCGCCATAGCCTTGGCTTTGTCCTTTAAATGCGGGTTTTTGTTCCGGACAGGCAGCTCCATGCCTTCGTCTTCGAAAATCCGGGCATAAGTTTCTGAGATACCTTCTTTATCGAGCATTTTCAGCTTCTTTAAGACCTCAAAAGCCTCTTCCGCGAAGAGAATGTTCGGGTCAGACACTCGCATTTGTCTTTCCGCTAGTCCGGCAGTCAAAAGGGGCATGCCCAGCATGGTAAGGAGCCCGTTACAGACCTCGGTCCAGTCTACAAAGCGCAAATCGCATGAAATCGCCTCTTTGGGAGTCAATTTGCGCCTGGGACATCCTTTTCTGGCATATTCGGCCAGAATTCCCGAAATTGCGCTCCGGTAGAGTGGGCCATTGGTTTTTATCATCGTAATCAGGCTTTCGCCGTTCTCCTCGGTAAAAGGGACCCCGGTATGAAGGATTTTGGCGATATTCATGCGGTAAGACATGTCCCGGGTCATTTTGAAGCCCTCATTGCCGGTAAAGAAAAGCGTCATACGCCCCAGAGTCGCCGAAATGTGTTTTCCATAGGCCAGCCGGAGGTCTATCTGGCTTCCGCCGGTGGCGGCGCTCTCAAACTTGGCGATATCGAATTCCCCCCGGATATTGTCGATGGCGAAGATGAAGCGGCCTTCGGCCAGCGCCCGGTCGAACCGCTCGGTAATTCCGCCGATAGATTTCTCGGCAAAGTCCTGCAGGGTGACATCCATCCCGTAGATCGCCCCGATACACTTGACCAGGAAGGTTTTCCCCGCCCCGGACCGGTCCCCGATGACCAGGTGATAGGCGCTTTTGTCTTCGTACCAGTTCCCGAGGCAGAGGTTAATCGAGATGACCATGCACAGCGCCCGGGAGCGATCTTCGGGGGTATCGAACTTCCAGTAATCCAGGAGGTGCCGGGACAGGAACTCGACACTCTTTTCCACCGGCCAGGGGGTAATCGGCTCTTGGGACAGACACAGGCATTCCAGTCCGGGATTGTACCCGTAGCTGGTCGCGCCGGCCACTTTGGCATCCCGGTTCCAGTACAGAAGCGGGACCGGGGTAACGAACTTGAGGTGGTTTAGGGTATCGACCAGTTCGGGCTGGTCGATCAGGGAATTGGCATCCCCGCCGGCCAGCTTGTAAGCCCGGATCTTGCCCTTGGCCAGTTCCTGGGTAATGGAAATATCCATCTCGTTAAGGGCCATCTGCATCCGGTTGGCATTGATTTCCACGATCTCGGAAAGGCCCATGCGCCATTTGATCAGGGTCTTGTTCAGGCTGTAGAACTGGCCGCACTCCCGCATCTTCTGGTAGGCAGTCGAGTAGGTTTCATGGATCCGGTCATTGCCGGTCCGGTAAAAAATGGTTTCAACCTCGGCAAAAGCCTGAATGATCCGCTGGGTCTGGATCCGGTTAACGCTGTAACCGGTTTCCTCATCCGGGGTTTTGCAGTGGGAATGTGGGCAATAATACTTAGGCGCCCGGCCACTATTGTCGGTGCCGGTGAAGATGACGGTTTGCCACTCGCCTGAATCCCGGGAGTGCTCACCCTCATTGACACACGCAACGGCGATCTTGCCATCGGCCTCGTTTACATCCTGAATTTCGAAACCCAGCGATTCAACGATCTGGCAGCGGGTTTCGAACTTCCCCTTCCAGGAGAGCGGGTTATTCATCCACCTGCCCTCATCCCGGCCTGTCCGATTGGTGACTAATTCCGGCCACCCGCTCCAGCCCAGCGCCGTGGTAGCGGCAATGAGGGCTTTGAAATCGTTAAACTCGAACTCAAGGATGGGTTTATCGTTGGCGCAAAAGTACTCCCCGCCTTTATCGTGGACTCCGTAGATAATGTTCTGGATACAGTCCTGGGTCCGGAATTCGAGGCAGGCATCAGCTTCCTTGCCGGATATCCCCGGAACCTTGATTTCATGCTTTCCCAGAGTCCACCTAGCCCAGTCCCCCTTCTGTCGGAACCAGATATTGGCCCCACTTTTCAGATTGGGGCTTTTGGTCCACAATGTGTCCGCTAATTCGGGCTTGTACTTGAGCAGAGTGTCAATTACGACCCGGTTAGCGGTATCGATATCGAAACTGGACAGTTTGCCGCTTTTTGGTCCTAGGCGGATACCGACATTCCAGTTCCCGCTAGTGAGAGCTTCCTTGTACCCGGGCTGAGTTTCCAGTTCTGCCCAGCTACGTTTGGTCCATTCCTTGGCAAACTTTCCGCCGCCTTTGGTCCCCGCAGCGAAAACCAGCGGGACAAAATCGATTCCCAGTCTGGAACCGAACCGGGCAAGTAAATCTTTGAGTTCCAGCCTGATGCAATCATAAGGGTAACTTCCGATGTTGCTTTCCGGGGGGTTTGCGGTATTATCGGCTTGTTCAGCCATATCTTCCTTTCATTTTTGGCAAGGTGTTAGGGGGTTGGGCGCTCGCACAAATACTACATTGTTTCTAGGCGAATGCCGCCGGGGATAGGACTCCCGGCGGTTTTCGTTTTTATAAAAGCACCGGTTCCTCTTCTGCTTCATCTTTTTTAGGGTACTCGCCTTTTACCCGGCGCAGTTCGAAGAAGCCCCAGAAGTAGGGATTATTCTGCAGCCAGAACCGGGCATAGTAGGCAGTGTAATGATCGTTCATTTTAAACTCTTCATTGTTCATTCCCAGCACACTATCCCAGCGAATAGAAGCAAAGAAGGCTTCGACCCCATAGTGAGTTCTGCCCTGGCTCAGTAAAGTCTGAGCCTGGGCATTGATTTTGTCGTAGATTGCCGGATTAAGCGCGTGCACTTCCCAGAATTTGGCTTCGTGCTTGTTACGTGGTTTTTTAGGATCTAGCGGATAAGGCCAGAAGGGGTATTTAACTTCTTGGGACGGCATATTCCTCCTCATTCAGATCGCTGTCATTGATCGTGTCTATCGCGTTAAGCTTTTCTCTGACCCTCTCAGCTACCCGGGCCTCAACTCCACCCTCACAGAAGACCAGTTTCTGGATTGATTTAGACAAAGCCCCGGCCCTGTGTACCCTTCCCAATGCCTGACGCAGAGAAACTGCCCGCCAGGTCGGACAGAGGAGCGCGAGTCGTGGTTGACCTCCAATTATGTCGTGGAGATCAATTGAAGCGCCGCCGCTATCGATGGTCGATGCGAGAATCGGAGTTTTCCCTGCCTGAAAACTCGCAATTGCTTGAAGTCGTTCTGCGGTTTTCTGGCCCCCATAGAGCAATTGTTCGCTACCTAAATCCAAAATACTCTCTAGTGCCTGGAGCGTTGGGAGGAAGTTCACAAAAACCACTACCCGATGACCCTCAGCAACTCCTTCCTTGATCATTTCCAGGATGGCCGGCACCTTGGACAGCTCCGCACGCATCCTGGAATAGAGAATGGAGGACAAAAGGTCCTGAGTCAGGTCCCAGGGTTTCTCACTTTCGGCCATCCTGGCTTCGTGTTCAGTCTCCCGGAGGTCAATTTGCTTGTACCACTGGTCTAATTTGGGGTCTTTCTCCCCCTGGACCAGTTCCACGATGAACTGACACTCTGGAAAGTCCGGAATTTCCTCTTTGCGCATACGCGACCCGCGCCGGGGGAAGATATTAACGTGAATGTTCTGGAGTACTTTCTTGGAACCGTTAAAATGATAGCCGCCGTACCCGTAATTCTTGACTACCCCGTTCTTGAGCATCCACCGGTAGTAGTCATTTAAGTTATGAAACCCCAGGAGATAGCCCAGGGCATACATTTTCAAGGGCGACTCAATAGCCGTCGCGGAGAGGCCCAGAATCATATGGCCAGCCTCAAAGGTGTTTATGACCAGGCGGCTGTTCAGGGTCTTGTAACCCGCTCCTTCATGGATCTCGTCAAACACGTAAAGCGCGCCCTGCCGGTTGGGAAGCCCTCGACGGCGCGCCAGTTCCCAGTTTCCCACTACCCCAGATAGGCACCACTGGTTCATCCAGTACTGCCAGGTAGGGATCATGACCTTCTTGCAAACTACGATCAGGTCTTTTTCCAGCCGTTGGCCAACGGCACAGGCACAAATCGTCTTTCCTGTGCCTAGGTCACTGGCATCCAGCGCTACATTGTAGCAGTAGAGGGCGCGCTCCAGCGCATCGACATGCGGTTCTTGATAACTGAAGAGCTTCATGCATAATAGCCCGGTTGAATTGTTGAATTGTTCATAATCACTGTTGCATTGCGATTGCGAGTTTGAACCCCGGCCCGGGTGGGTCGGGGTTCAGTCCTTAACTAGCTTTGCTTGGACGTCTTTTTCCGTACCAATAGGCTAATCTCCTCCTGTTATTTCGCCTTTTTTTTCTTGCCTAGGCGTTTGGGCAGCCCCTTCCGTTTGGTTGAGGCGAAATCTTTAAGCTGGCGCTCGCTCATCCCGGTCTTGGTCGCCTCCCCAGCCCTTTTTCGGGCCAGTTCGGCGCCCATGAACTCCTGTTGAACCTTGGATTTAGCCGGCATGCGCGTGCTGCTCCTGATGCTGGCCAGCCTTCTGCTTGGCAGCGGCTGCCACCGGGTGTTTTTCCTCCGCTTCGTCTTTCTTTTTAGCCGGCGGTGGAGCACCGCGACTCAAATCGATTTGGGAGTTGCGCATGGCGTCATTGACCATGTTGATCACGATCAGTGGTTCATGCCCCTCCAGCTCTACGGTTTGCTCTTTGCCATCCTTGTCCTGGTAGGTCAAGGTAGCCTTGTAATCCAGGTTATCCTCTTCATCCCTGGTTGGAGTTTCGAATGTTACAGTTAATGGTCCTGCCATATTATTTATGTGCCCTTGCTTTGGCGCGCCGGGCCGCGCGTTTTTGGTTCCTTTTTTGGTTGCGGGGGCTAGCGGGTATTGAGCCTTTCCCCTGAAAAACTTTCGCTTGCTGGCCGGCGCCTTGATAAGATGGCGCCGCTCCGCCGACCGGAACGTTTCCGGTTGCTGGACCTCCGTTCATTAGTTATTCCTCGCTGGTCGTTTGATACGCCACCACCCTGGTAGGAGGCAGCCTGGTTTAGAAATTTCTTTTTCATCGCACCCTCCTGGCGCGCATGAACCCGGTTGTCTGACAGTTGCCTGAAGAGAAAGTCGCCTGGGCCACCAGGTAAACATTAGTCGTAGCCGAGACATTAACCCGATAGGTTCCGGTCGGCATAGTCTGGACAGCGGCGGTAAAAGTGAGGCGAAGGGCATTAAGTGCTCCATTAGGTGTAACCGGATTAGGCAGGGTTGCGCTGGTTGTGGCAATACCGGCGCTTAGCGCTGTGGGAGCAGCACTTGGGTTAAAATTTATCACCCCATCCACATCCCAATCCCCCGCTGTCAGGGACAGAGTGGCAATATTAGCCGTGACAGCGGTAGTGAGTGCAACATTGGAACTTTGCACTATCGAGAGCAATTCTCCGACCACACCCGCCGCCGCGTTATCAGCTGTGGTAGTTCCCTTTAGTCCAGCCGTACTGGGAGAAAACAGGATGTTGTTATTAACCTGAAGAGCGTTATTGGCGCCCTTACTGAGCTGTACGCTGCCCCCCGGATCCTCGAAGAGCAGACTCATGCTATAGAGGTCAAACCTGGAACCATTAGTGACTCCAATTCCCAGTGTATCTCCCCACAACAAAGGATTTCCCCCGCTGACTTGAAAATCGATGGTAGGCCAGCCACTCCGGGCGGCATCAATGCTGATTGTCCGTGGAGTCGGATCGGTCTGAACAGTGAAAGGCGTACCGCTGGCCGGGATGATTGTGAGTGGCCCGGTCAGGGTTTCATTTCCGGTAATGTTGACGTAGCGCCCATCCAGAGTGGCTTGGGAAACAAAAAGCAGGTTATCGGTTCCCAGGGTAGCTAAGTTTCCGGCATTGGCACTGACTGCCGTTGGTCCTGCGGGACCGACTGCACCAGCCGGACCTTGCGGTCCTGGCACAGTTGAAGCAGGCCCAGCCGGTCCTTGCGGTCCAGCTGGACCAGTTGAACCCGGTGGACCCGGTACAGTTGAATCTGCACCGGTTGGCCCTTGTGGTCCGGCTGGTCCGATTGGACCTGCTGGACCGGGCACAGTTGAATCTGCTCCGGCTGCTCCGGCTGGACCTTGTGGTCCAATCGGACCCGGCACAGTTGAATCTGCCCCGGTCGGTCCCGGCGGTCCTTGTGCGCCTTGTGGTCCAGTTTGACCTGCCACACCCGACACACCGCTGGGACCGCGCGGACCGGGAGAACCGCTTGGTCCAGCGGGTCCGGCTGGTCCGGCTACACCTTGCGCGCCTTGGGTTGGCCTGGGTGCAATGACCCATTTACCGTATTGACGGACAAAGGATCCGCTGGAACCAGCCGGGACATCAGTAATTGAACCGTTACTCATGTTTCTTCGCCACAACCGCAGGAATGGCCCCACCAACCATGCATCCACTCGCTGGTGTTACACTTGCCTGAAGCGTCACTGGTCAGCTGGGTCAGATTTACGTTAAGCGGTGGCCCGGCCGCATCGCGCGCGCCGGTTCTGACCGGCACGATTGCCTCAGGTCGTTTCAGGTTGGTTTTGCCACGTACATAAGCCTCACGCGGGAAATCATCACACCGGCCTTGTAAACCGGGACCTCCAGAGGGAAGCGCATCGGGCGATCTGCCGCCGGTAAGCGACATTGATTGGGCTCTTAAGCGATCCAGTGCGTTCATGGGAGTGGGATATTCTGGTGGAAGATTAGCCGGCGGATTAGTTCCCCGGTGACTACGGTTTCCAGTCATTTTTGGTACCTTTCTGTAACCTTGGCTTCGGCAGATACCGGGCAGCTAGGCAGCCAAGAAGGACTAACGCCCATTAAATTTTTGATTGCGAGGGCATCGATATCAGGGTGCTCAGCAGGTACTTCACAAACCAGCTCGTCATGGACGCGCATAATGATCTGGTAACCAGCCAGGGCGACTCGTAAACAGGCATCCTTGAAAATATCCCGGGCAATAGCCTGAACGATGTTCTCACAGATCCGGCCACCATAGATTTTAGTGCGCATCCGTTTATCTCCTCGGCAGATTTCAGCCGTGATATCATTTTCCTTGGAAGATTTTACGCGCTCATAGTGCAGGATCCGGCCAGAGGGCAGCTGGACGCCGTATTCGTGACCTACGCTCTCTCGTACCGCTTCATCCAAGTGTTTCCAGAACTTTGTAATCCGGTAGTTGTCAGTCCGGAATTGCTTTACAATCAGCCAGGAATTGGTCCATTCTCGTTCCAGTTCCGGAGTACGTTCCTTCCATTTGGCCAAAATCGCCTTATCCTTCTCGTAGGAATGCAAGTATTCAGCGAATGCGGCGATATCTGCTTTGCTTACGGGCGCAGCAAATACTTTGGCTGCATCCTTCCCCAAATACATGGGCAGGTAAGCCATAATGTTAAATTTTCGCCAGCCAGCGCCATAACCGAGCGCCAGGACACGAGCCTTGGCGAGACGGTACATTGGATCCTTTTTGTCCAGAACCGCGCCGCTAAAGCCCATTGTGGCCCGGCAATGGGCCTCGTAGGGACTCATCCCACCCTGGATTAGCCCTAACTGGTCCTTATCCTTGACCAATGTGAGCAAAATACGCGCTTCGATTTGCTCCAGGTCGGCGATAACGAGCCGGGTTCTTGGTGGAGCAATGATTGCAGCGCGCAAATCTGCTCCGTACAGTTCACCATGGGGCAGGTTTTGCATGTTAACTCCGCCGGCACCGGAATCCCGGCCGGTGTGACTACCCCAGTATTTAAGTTCATACGGCATTCGGCCATCCCAACGTTGCCGGGCCAGCATCTTATCGATCTTTTTGTCTAAGATGTTGCACCGCCGGTAATTACGCATATGCTCCACCCAGGGATACTTGCCACGGTACATTTCCATCCAGGCATCGCATTCCTCATCAGTTATGGCCAGTGACTGGGGTGGGACGATACCCTCGGCCTCACAAGCCTTGCGAAAGGCAGCCATGGAAAGCGGTGGGCGCCAAGGGATACCGTCCAGGGCAATTTCTTTCTGGCTATAAAGCGATTCCCGGCATTCTTCCAGGTGACTGGCATCCAGGAAAACTCCCCGGGAGCACATGCTTAAAGTTAAAAGACTGAAATATCGTTCCGTTTCAGGCCATTTAAACCAGTTCTGGTTCCAGATTTGCCAACAAAGCTGGGCATCGCGCTGGGCGTACTGGATAACCGCTAGCTGGAGATCGTTGGGCAGTGTTGCCCAGCGTTTGCCCCGCATTTTTTTGCGAATGTCTTTAGAATGATCTGCTCCTAAAAGGTGTTTGGAGGCACCTTCTAATCCGCGAGGTGCCCCAAGATAGGCGGACAGGTTGGCGGTACAGTTCCATTCTTTGGGAAGGATGGATTTAGGTACGATTCCTCTATCCTTGAGAGCGGCGAACACTCCAGCATCGAAATTGGCATTGTGACTGACAAGGGTTCGTTCGTGAAGAATACGATAGTCGAAATCCCTGGGATCAGTGGCGATAGAAAGTCCGTTTCCGTCATAAGCGGTTATAAGGTAAATTTCGACATGGGCAAGGTACTCTTGTACCCCCATTTTCTTTACCGTGAACTGGGTGTCGTAGTACGTCTCAAAATCAATCGCGATGTGGGGGACCGGGTTCACCGGAATGGGTGCTTAAGTGTTGCTCAATTTTTTCCAGGCGTTGATGAAGAACAGCAACCTGTGCCATAAGCATGTTGTGGTTCATGATGAGAACTGTCATGAGCGCACCACTGGCCACCTGGGATGGATTGTAGACATCATCTAAAGCTTTCGCCTGATCGCGAAAGAAGCCAATGTTACTGGCTATGGCGCCTTTCCAGTTTACCTGGGGTTGATCACCGTTTTCTTCACTCATTTTATCCTCCTGGATGGGGATCTTCGACAGGTTCACCTTGGTACTGATGATCTAGTGGCTCTTGTGGTCCGCCATTGAGTTCGGTATCGGGCGGCAATTTACTTAAAGGTAGAAATTCATAGGCCATCGGACTAATAACAAACTCTAAGGTTTGTTTGGCGCTTAAGAGTAGGTCAGTCAGCTCCAAATCCGGCATTTCCAGGTGGCCGCGAAGCGCTTTTAAGAAAGCTTCCCGGTCCTGTTCCGGAGTCATCTGGGTAACACTAAAACACTGGGTGCGATCTCCTACCGGGACATCAAAAATCAGGGTTACTAGCCCTGAAACATTATAAAGCCCGGTCGGGTTAACAATGAAGAATCGATAACTATGGCGCCATTGATTTTGACCCTGGATAGATTCCTGGGTGTAATTGATGACGCGCGGCCCACAAAGTAGGCCGCGAATCATCTGAAGAGCTACTTCACGATTTAGTTTAAGCGGCTCGTTACGAGCCGAACCAGGCCGGCGAATTGTAGTTGTTGGCATCGTCATAGTTTACACCTGGCGTGATTCTAGATTCAAGCTGGGTTAGCTTGGTCTGTTCCAATGCCAATTGGTTTTGCAGTTCGGTTATTACAGCATGGGTTTCGTGCAAAACCCGGTCGATGGCATATTCGTCATAGTTCATGGGCGCTCTTTCTATTGTTCAATGCTTCTAGGGAAGCAGTTCTTTAGTAGCATTAACCAGTTCCGGCGCATTAAATCCGCCGGCCGACAACTTCAGGGCGTACCAAGTGCCCTTTGTCCCGCTGCGCCGGATCACACTCATGTTCCAGCGCACGCTGCGCAGTCCTCGTTCCCGTACCTTGGGTGAATCCCAAGCGGTAAATACCGGTTTAGCTGCCTCATGCCAGCTGGTACCAGCGGCAAAAAAGCCAGCGGCCAGATACCGGTTTCCACCAAACTCGTAAGGGAAGATTTGTTCAGCCATTTCGGGTTTCATCTCAGGTGGAACCGGTACCAGAAGCAGCTCGGCTGCCACCGGTTGAACAAATCTCTCTCCTGCTCCGTACTCAGTGCTGAATCCGGCTGCTACGGCTTCCTTAGCCGTAGAAAACCGGCGAGGCAGGGAAGTGTTAGAGGGGTCATAATCCCGCTTCTCCTGGTACATCTTTTGGATTTTGGCTACGATTACTCCAGAGAGGATCTGACCATGGGTTTCATTGGGTGGAAACCCGGGTAGAATTACTGTCTCGCGGTTTAGGACCAGGGAACCAAATCCTTTGTCCTCTCCAATGTTACCAGCCTTCTGGCCTAAGTTCAGCGTGGGAAATTTTTTATCCCGGGTAGTGATTTCTCCCGAAATATCTCCGTCCCAGAAGTTGCCGGGAACCAGATCTTCAGTTCCAGTTGGTTCGGATTGTGCCGTGATTTTGCCTTCATTCTCGAAGTTCAGGTCATCTAATGATGTTGTTGCCATAATTATAACGCTTTGGTTCGCATTTGATATGTAGGTTGCCCTATCTCCAGAACATTTTCGTCCTGCAGATCCATGTTAAACTGCTCCTTGGTCCGATTCTTCTGCCCACGCGGTGCGGTATTAGCCACTTCCGAGTCAAGCTTGGTAATCGATACCTCACAGCAGCTTAAAAATTTGTCCAAATCCCATCCCTTTTCCTGTAGGATTTCCCAGAGGCGAAGGGGACGTGTAATACGTCGCTCGCCGCGAATTTCGACCAGTTTGAAGTGCTCGAATTCATAGCCTTCCCGGGCTAGCTGGGTAACGTGAAAGCGAAGAGACTCGTACCATTTTTCGATCACTCTTCCCAGTAAAAAGGTGCGATCCAGGGTCTGAATATCAGTGATTTCAGAAGGATGGATTGGATCCGGGATAACGAAATCCTCATTGTATCGGGGAACAATGTTGCTGACAAAGGAGCGCAAGGCTTCACAGGCTACTTTGTTGCCGCAAAACCGGCATTGAAACCAGCCTGGGTTATACCATTTTCCAGCTTCCAGCTTGGCTCGCTCAATGATTTTGAACACCTCAGTTTTTTGACGTTCATAATCCTCCTGGCGACTGAACAGGGCGTGGTGCGCCTCATTCCGGCGCGGGATGATAATATGGGAATCGATTGTATCGACAAAATCGAAGGTGTCCCAGAGGCCGACATTATAACCCCAGATCTGCAGATTGGTTTCCGGTGGATCTACTGAATACCGACCGGTTTTCAGATCAAAGAGGCTAGCGTGCCGGGCTGAGGGAAAAAGGAATGTGCGGTCCAGCCAGCCCCATTGGTCAAGTACTTTGACGCGCAGCTCTTTGTGCTCGATCCAGCTGGTCAAGCCGGATCCGTTTGATTGACTCGACATAAGCTAGTGCCTTTTGAACTAGGACTTTTTCTTCGTCAGTTTCACAAAAATTAAGATCACCGGTTTCAAACGCCTTGTGCATGGCGGTACCACGCGCAGCGGTTTCTTCACCGGCCTTCTCGCTATCACCTGGTTTCCAGCTTGGGCAAAGGGCGTAGTACTTCAGGCTGGAAGGTGAATAGAGCGCGTGCTCCAGTTCAGGTGCATCCTGAGGATCCATCTAGAACTCCTTGATGCTTTTTCCGGTAGATGGATGCCGCTTAATAGCAGCAACAATTGCCGCGTAAAGAAAACGCTCAATAGCGTCAGTGAAAGATGGGGAGACGCGGGTGAATTTCGGCTGACCGTTAAAGGTAAAACGGTCGGCCATGAGTTCTAGGGCAAGTGCTTTAATCTGGTTATGTTTAACCAGGCTGATTTTGGGTGTGGTTGTTGTTTGCATTTCTTGTCTGATTTCTTGCTCATGCGGGATTGAAATTGGTTCTTCAGCCACTCCTGGTATTGGCGCTTGGTCATCCAGAGAATGCGCTGGTGAAGCCGGATTTGGAATAAAAACGGTCAGATCAGGCGCCGGTTCATTGCTTCCAGCATCAGGAGCGCATCCGCTGTCGCTAATGAGACTGTAATCGAAGGGTAAAGATCCGACGCAATCGACTTCAGATGATTTTTCCACCCTTGCCGGTAAGTCTCCCGAGTCCCCACCGACAAGGCGCGCTGCCACTTCTGTGGGGTCACGAACCGTACCCGTTTGCCAAGTGTTAGGAGAATCCAATAAGGACCTCCCGCCATGTATCCGAACTGGAACATCATCCATCCTTTTGCTTTCTCTTCATCGCCGATGTAGCCACCGACTTTTTCTATTACAGTGTCAGTTGGATCAATCTCAGTGATTAGTTTAACTGCATCACGCGGCAATTTTGGCCAGCGTGCGGCCCTTGGCTCGCCGTCCATTGAGCGCCAGGCGATTCCGCCGTTCTTTCCGGGGTCTACCGCCATCTGGGTATTCATCAGGGTTGGCCTCCATATAGGTGAGCCAACGGGCAAGCTCACTCTCCAGGATCGTAATACGACCGCCCCGTCGAGTGCTTTTGAGCCGCGCTGGCCCATTTAGGGTACGATACAGATCGATTGACCGCTCGGTCCTACCTAGCCGCTCAGCTACCTCTTCCCGGGTTAGTTCCCGGTCGAGGCTGGTAATTTCGATCTGGTTTCCGGCTGATCTGATGGAATAATCTCCGTGGGGAAGAGTCAGGCGTACCATAAAGTTCGTGTCTGATAGAAAGTTAATATAGCACGGCCCAGGGCCGTTGTCAAGTGAAAAAGTGAAATAATTACCTTACAACCAAGGACTTACCTGTATATGCCTGAACCTGTGCAGCTTACCGAGGATGGACGGATTATCAAGTACAATAGAAAGTTTAAGCCTGGGTTCGGGCACCTGGAGATTGAGCTGTGTGCTTTCCGGGACGGGTTCAGTGAGGAGTCAGGGGGCCTGGGTAAGTACAAGCATTTCATTAATGTAGTCCGCCATTTCTGGGGTAAGGAGTCCAAGCGTCCATTCCAGTGGCACCCTTGGGCCATCCGGATGGCTGAGGTCGCCTGTGAGCACAAGTACATCAGCCTGGCTGGTTGCGGGTCTAGTGGAAAGACGGATTTCTGTGCGGTCTGGGGGATAATCAACTTCATTTGTGCGCCTCAGGATACCCTAGTGCTGGTTACTTCCACTTCCCTCAAGGACAGCCGGCGCCGGATCTGGGGTGCGGTTTGCGATTATTGGCGCTCCGTACCCGGACTTCCAGGTAAACTTGTTGATTCCGCTGGGATTATCCGGTTTGAATACAACGGTAAAGTCTACTCTTCGGATCGATGCGGGATTTCCCTGCTGGCAGGCGAGAAAAAGAAAGAGCGTGAGGCTATCGCCAAACTTATCGGAATGAAGAATAAGCGGGTTTTTCTGCTGGCTGACGAGCTTCCAGAATTGTCCGAAGCCCTTGTTACTGCCGCTGAATCCAACCTCGCGCTCAATCCGTTCTTCCAGCTTATCGCTAGCGGGAATCCAAACTCGCTCTATGACCCGCATGGGCTTCTTTCCGAACCAGAGGAAGGATGGGGATCCATCACCGTCGAGGACGAGGAGTGGCGAACGAAACGGGGCTACTGTCTTCATTTTGATGCTTTAAAATCGCCTAACTGGTTAGCGCAAGAGGATATCTGGCCCATTGTTGGAGTGAAGCAGATTCGTGAAGCGCAAACTAACATGGATCAGAATTCACTCCAATTCTGGCGCATGTTCAGGGGCTTCTGGAGTCCAGTTGGAGAAGAGAGCGCAATTTTTGCCGAGAGTGATCTGATCAAGTTTAAGGCTGCTGAACCTCCCATCTGGAGCACGGAGAATCCAACTATTCTTTCTGGGCTTGATCCAGGATTTACTAATGGTGGAGATCGGAGTGCCATGTGGATTGCTTACTATGGCCGGGATCGGGATGGGCGGATGGTGATTTATTTCAGTGAGCTAATCATTCTGGAAGAAGATGTTACCAATAAAGAAGAGCCGCGTAATTTCCAGATTGCGCGCAAGTTTAAGGAGAACAGTGAACGCAAAGGGGTCTTACCGATTCATGCAGCGGTTGATACAACGGCCGGAGGGCACGTCTTTGTCGATATCGTGCGCAAGCTGTGGCACCCGGATGTCCTGGCTGTGTCTTTCAGCGGCAAACCCAGTGAGCAGCCGATATCGATGTTTGGTTCCGAGACGGGGCAGGACCGGTATGAAAACCGAGTCAGTGAACTTTGGGGAGTTGCTCACGAATTCCTTCGTAATTACCAGCTTAAAGGCGTTATCCCGGAGTTCGCCCGAGAACTGTGCGCTCGCCGATACACTACACACAAGCATTCCACCGGGCTTCGAATTCAAGTTGAGCCTAAAGAAGACATGAAGCAACGGGCGCAGAAAAGTCCGGATATTGCCGATTCAGCTATGATTGTGGTGGACCTGTGTCGAACCAGGCTGGGTGCGATTCCAGGTGGAGAGAAAGGGCTTCGTAAAATTGAGTCCAGATCTGATGGCACTGCACCCCCACAAATGATAATTAATCAAAAAATTCAACGTTTTGCCCGGATTACAGCGCCACGACTCAGATATGGTAATGACCTTGCTTCCGGTCGATTTCGCTGATAATAAGGAGCTTACCGATGCTAATCGTCCTGCCTTTCTGTCGGCTTGATCTTAAACTGGCGCTTTCCTTAGCCAAGTACCTCCAGCATCTCGGTCCCTATAAACAGCACGAGCTTATGCTGGTTTGTCGCCCGGAGATTAAGGAAAACATCGAAGAACTGGAAAAACTGATTGGTGATCAGTTCAGCAAGGTTTCTACCTTAACTCCTAATTGTTCTGACGGCTGGCCCCAGGGATCTAACCGAATGTTCCAGATCATTGCCGACCATATATGGCGTAATGTGGATTGTACCTGCTGGTACATGTTCGAGCCGGACAACACGCCAATCAAGCCCGGCTGGCTGAATACCTTGCAAGAGGAATACACCAGAGCGGCGCGGCCATTCATGGGCGTAGTACACGCTACTTATTGGAAAAGGAAAGACGGTACTTTCTTTCAAGATGGAACTCACATGAATGGGTCTGGCATCTATCCTAAGAACGCGCCGCTTTACAGTAAGCTTTTTTCGACAATCAAAGATACCCATTTGCCTTGGGATGTTTATTGGCAGTGGGATATTGTTAAGTACGCTTCTAATACCAACTTAATACAGTTGGACTGGCGTTCGTATAACTACAGGCGAGATAAGAAGTCAGGTGAAATTGTAGGTGACAGGGCGCCTGGGATATTACCAACCCATATTGCGCAGCCCAGGTTACGACCTGATGCAGTACTGCATCACGGCTGTAAAGACGGAACGATTATGCAGATCATGCGCGGCTTTTTCTCGGCTAGGAAAGAAGATGCAGTTGAAGAGGAGCCGGTAACTACATGAATCAGCTTACTGAAGACCAGTTAGCTAATATTGATTACCAAGGGAAAATTCCCAAGGGTTCACGTTTAACTGATGTTTTTGCTGCCTGGGCGCTCTGGACTGCCGCCTGGCAAGCTGACCGGGAGAATGCCTATAATCGAGCCAGGGTTCAGGAAATGTTGGATGGTTTTCCCCCCTACGATCAATCTGAACTGGATAATCTGGGTCAGGCGCAGCGCACCAACCTGAATCTTTTGGAAGGCGCTGCCATTATTGAGGCCGCACTCCAGCCCTATAATGATTTGACCTCCAGTGTTGATTATATCGCGCATGTCGAGACTGCAGAAGGGGATGCTCAGACCAGGAGTGAATGGAACCAGATAATCAGTGAGGAGTTCGACCGACTCCTGCGCGGCTGGCACCGCTTTGAATTCAATAACCAGGCACTCGCGCGTGAGTTTGTTGTGCACGGCCTGGGCGTCGTCTATTTCGAGGACGATCATGACTGGCGCTGGAAAACCTGTGGCCTCGCTGATTTCATTCTGCCGCGTAATACGCCAGCGAATGAGGAAGATATTGATTACGCTATCGCCCGGCGCCGGTACACGACCACGCAGCTCTATCAGTTCATCAAGGATCCGGATTTTGCCAAGGAGAATGGTTGGAATATTGAGGAAACCAAAAAGGCGATCTACTGGGCTACTTCTTCGCGTAATTCTGCACCTACCAGTTGGGAATGGGAGGAACTGGAACGTGAGCTTAAACAGAATGACGTCTACTTCGGCCGGGTCCGGGCAAAAGAGATCTGGGTGCTGCATTTCTGGGTTAAAGAATTTGATGGCACTATCAGCCATTTTCTCACCCTGGAGAACGGTTTAAACCAAGACTTTCTATATAGAAACATCGGCAGATTCAAGTCAGTTCGAAATTGTCTCCATGTATTTACTTATGGGATTGGCAACGGTTATTACCATTCGATACGCGGACTTGGTTACAAGATCTTCCCCCAGATACAAGTCTCTAATCAGCTTCGGTGTGCTGTCATCGACGCTACCTTCTTTAGTGCCGGGGCTGTTATTCAACCGGAGGACTCGGTGGCGCTCGACGAACTCTCATTTAGCTACATGGGTCCTTTCACGCTGGTGCCGCCAAACATTAAATTTGTCGATTATAAGCGTGAAAATATCTCCCAGAATATCCTGCCAATCGTCCAGGACTTGTCTTCCCAGATCCAGAATAACACGGGCACCTATCAGCCCAGGGTTCCGGGCCAGCAGGTGCAACAGCCGGGTAGGGAGCGTAAAACCAAGTTTGAGGTACAGGCGGAATTGCAAAAGGAGTCAACGCTTTCGACAAGCGCGATGAACCTTTTCTATATTCCTTGGGATAGGGTACTGACAGAATGTTTTCGGCGAGCAGTTAGTCCATCTCTGACTCAATTGGATCCTGGTGGTCGGGAAGCGTTTGAGTTTAGACAACGTTGCTTGAAACGTCAGGTACCTAGTAAAGCCTTAGAGCATATCAAGCGGGTACGTGCCGTTCGGGCTGTAGGTTATGGAAGTGCTTCAGCACGCCTTTTGGCTTTAGACCAGGTAGCACAATTGGCACCTCAGTTTGATGAGATTGGCCGGCGTAACGCGATTCGGGATCGGGTAGCTGCTTATGTCGGGTATGCCCAGGCAGATCGGTACGTACCTTCAATTTCCCAGGGTGGGCGTCAGCCACGCGATAAGAAAGACGCAGAACTGGAGAATGCAGTAATAATGCTGGGGCAGCCGGTACCGGTTGATCCGGACGATATACCAAAGACCCATATCATGGTTCATTTGATGGCAATCCATGCTGTGATTGCTGGAATTAAGCAGGGTCAAATTCCAGCTATGCGGGGAAGTCCCATTTTGCATGGGCTGCTTAATCATATTGTTGGGCATGTGCAGCAACTATCCGCCGATCCTACTCGTTTTCAGGAAGTGCGGATGATAAATAAGGGACTAAACCTGGTTGAAGGATTTCTGACCCAGCTTGATCACAATATTGCTGAAGCACAGCAAGCAATTGCCAAGGAAGGTGAACAAGCGGCCCAAGCTCAGGCGCTGCTCGCGCAGCGCGCGCAACAAGGTCAATTGCCTGGTGGACAGGTAGCTGGTGGTGGACCGGTAACCGGTGCCGGCGGCGGCCGGAACGGCAGTGTTGCCAGAGTAGCTGGTGGCGCACCGGTACTTATGGGGCAACCAGGTGTTGCCCAGGCAGCACAAACAACCGCTACACAGTACGCACAACATCAAGCAGCAGCACAAGGACAACCTCCATTGGATCCAAAACTGATTTCGGATTTACAGGCGCATCAGATCAAGATGCAAATCATGAAAGATGAAGCTGATCTTAAAAACCAGATTAATGCCGATCAAGGACGCCAGAAGATTGCTTTTGAGGATGCGCGCATGGCTCGCCGAATCGCGCGTGAAGCGCAACTTATGGGAATGCAAGCATCCCGGGGAAATATGGGAGCAGCAGGAACCGAAGGGGTAGCTGAAGGCGGCGAGGTGTGACTTATCGTGAATGGTACGCACGAAATCTGGATGGCCCCTGGCGCCAAATGGTTGCTCAGGAGATTTTTCAGCAAGCTTGTTCGGTAGTTATGGAGGAAGCTTCCAGTGTTCGCACTCCGCCAACATCCAGTGAGGTTAATGCCCTACAGAATCAGTTCAGGGAAGGAGTTTTTAGTGCCATTCGCAGTTTTCGTGGGCTTGCTCAACCTGTACCTGAGCCTCCAAAAGCCCTTAAAAAACCGTGGGAACGGGATGAAGAAGAGATAAAACTGCCACCTGGACCACAAAAGCAATGAGTGAAACAGCTGAACCTCCAGTAAAAGCGCCTGAACCGCAACGATTTGAGGACTTTATGTCCGATTCAATCGGCGCCGCGCTTAAAGAGAACCCTCGAATGCCGGCCATTGAGGGGCCGAAGTCTGAAACTGTGGAAGGTGGCACCCCGGCGGCTGTCAGTTCTGAGCCAAAATCGGATAAGACAGAGCTAAAATCGGATCAAAAACAGGCTGAACCAGTTAAAGATGCGCTTCTTCCGGATTTTTCCAAGCTTGCTTTTGGTCAGGAGATAGCAACCAAGCTGCCAGCAATACCGGACGGTAAAGAAAAACAGCCAGAAATACCTGCACCGGAACAATTTCCGGAGAAATTACCAGGTAAGGTTACCCCCCAGGTTGAGCAAGCATTTACCAGTATGCGCAAAAGCAATAAGGCGCTCTGGGATCAGAATGCGGAACTCACGACCAAGTTTAAAGAAGCTGAGGCACAACTCAAAGCAGCCCAGGAAAAGCTGTTGGAGTTTGATGGTAAGACTCCGATGGCAACCGATGAGTTTAATCGGCTGACCAATGAGCGCGATACGCTTAATCAGGAGCTACGCCTATCTAAGTTAGAGGCTACACCTGAATACAAGGCAGCTGTTACCAGGCCACTAGAACAAATCAATGGTGAGATTAATCGGCTAAGCAGCAAGTACAGTTTAAACGATCACCATGTCCGTCGAGCAATAACCGAGTCAGACCCGGATAAGCAAAGCGAACTTTTAGCACAGGTTACTGAAACCTTTAATGACCGGGACAAGCTCAACCTTTTCAAGGTCGCCGATGCGGCGGCCGAGATCGCTCGAAAGCGAGATGTGCTGCATAAGGACGTTAAACAGGCTCTCGATTACATCGAGGCCAAGCGCAGCGCGGATACAGAAGCTAAGAATGCGGCAGTTAAGTCAGAGTGGGGCAAAGCCCTCAACAAAGCCTGGGAAAGTGTAGGAGAATCCCTTTACCTGGCTCGGCCAATTCAGGGTAATGACGGCTGGAACAGCTCGCTTAACGATTCAAAGCAATTAGTAGCGAAAACTGATTTTTCGTCAATGGATCCGGTCGATAGAGCTAAAGTTTTAGTTCAGGCGGCGTTACTTCCTAGGGCATGTGTCGCGATTTCACAACTCTGGAACATGTATAATGAGGCAACTACCGCGTTAAAGCGATACCAGGGAGTTACGCCGGGGGCCGGCGGCGGTAATTCGGGAGCTGGAACTGAGGCAATCGCACCGCGCGTATCGGATGAGACGTCGTTCATTGATGCAATTGAGGCGAAAATGAAAGCACGATAATGGCAAAAGGTGGATTTACAGTTGGCAAGTCTGGCCTAGCGGCCAGTGAGAAGGTTCGTAAGGAGTCGCATTCCGAGTATAAACCGCACGAAAAGGCTGATTTCCGTAGAGTACGTCGTCGACCGACCAAGAAGAAATGATTTGTTCCACGTGGAACAATGCCGCAAACCTATCCAGACATTGATCCAGCAACGCTCAAGCTTTTTAAGGATTACCTGGCCCAAGGACAGGGTAACTGGAATCCGGAAACGGCAGCGACTCTTGCGCTCGCCCAGGTCAATAAAGACGGTGGCAAAATCGACCCGGAAATACTCAAGATTTTCGGAGAGTACTATGCCTATGGCGAGAGGAACATAGATTTCGAGGCAGCTGCGTTACTCACTGCGGCGCAAGTAATTAAAGGCGGTAGCGGGGGCGGGGGCGGTGGCATTCCCGAGGCGCCCACTGATGGTGAACTTTACGGACGCCAGAACGAAGCTTGGGAAGTAATTCCACCCGGTGAACCGGGGCCAGCTGGTCCAACTGGACCACAAGGACCGCCGGGAACACCAGGAGGGCCGGTTGGGCCACAAGGACCACCGGGAGTTCAAGGTCCGCAGGGTGAAACAGGCGATGTTGGTCCACAAGGACCAAAAGGCGATACTGGGCCGCAAGGAGTGCCCGGGCCGCAAGGAAATACCGGTGCAACCGGGGCGACAGGGTTAACTGGCCCACAAGGACCGCAGGGTAATATCGGTGCAACTGGTCCTCAAGGACCAGCGGGAGCAGATTCAACTGTCCCCGGACCGCAGGGGCCGCAAGGAATTCAGGGCACAACCGGTGCGACCGGGCCGCAAGGTTCAACTGGACCGTCGGGACCAACTGGTAATACGGGCGCAACCGGGCCGCAAGGTCTGCAAGGTGATGTTGGTGCAACTGGGCCGCAGGGTGCAACCGGAGTAGCTGGTCCACCAGGACCAATCGGACCGGAAGGTCCAGCCGGTGTTGGCTTAAATATGAAAGGCACAGTGCCTACTGCTGCCAGTCTGCCAACAACCGGGAATCAGCCAAATGATTGCTATACCGCCCTGGATACTGGTCATGGTTGGGTATGGCAAGGCACAAGCTGGATTGATATTGGTCCAATTCAAGGTCCAGCTGGGCCGCAAGGCCCGACTGGAAATACCGGTGCGACCGGACCAGCTGGCCCAACCGGACCACAGGGACCAGCTGGAGCAGATTCAGTTGTTCCAGGACCAATGGGTCCAGCTGGCCCGATGGGTCCAACTGGTGCAACGGGAGATCCTGGCTTAACCGGGCCACAAGGACCGCAGGGAAATCCCGGTGCAACTGGTTCTACAGGCGCACAAGGACCAGCTGGTCCATCAGGAGCGGATTCGACTGTACCCGGTCCGCCGGGAACGGCTTCTACGACTACCTTAGCCAATTTTACTGTTCCGGCAGTGGGTGCTTCTACCACGGTGACACTAGCTGATGCCAGCTGGATTGTAGTCGGGCAGACTGTCTGGGTTGGTAATATGGGTAGTCCTGGCAATGCGGCCACCTTGGTCTGTACGGCAAAGACCGGAAACACTGTTACTCTGTACAACCAAAAGGCTGAGCCAGAAGTAGGTGAGGCACCTAATGACGGAGGACTTTATGCCCGGGAGAATAAGACCTGGACTCCTGTTCCGGTACTGGAAGCATCTACGGATGGCAAGATTTATGTGCGCCAGAATTCAGTCTGGACACCAGATCCGATCCAGGCCGATGCGCCAAATGATTTTCAGTCTTATGTGCGTCAGAGCCAAGGTTGGACCAACCTTACAACGGTGGCTAAACCAGTTATCTGGGCAGTTCGTTCCAATAGTTTTAATGCAATTCAGAACGCCAATTTCGAGATTGACCAGACCGCCACGCCAACCAAGAACGCTCCAGCTAATAATACTCGAATTTGTGACCGCTGGATTATTTTTGGACCATTAGCACCAAATGTTAATACTAGTCGGGCTGCTATTTCAGGTAGCTATTTTCCTAGCTTTATAAATGGAATCAAGATAGCTGTCGGCACAGCTAAAGCTTCACTTGCTGCTACTGATTATGTAATGCTTCAGCAGATAGTAGAAGGTTCGCAGTTTAGAGAGATATTTAGCGGAAGCCATTCTTTTACGATAGTGGCTTGCAATAATGCTGCCGGAACTTTCAAGTTAGGATTGAGTATAGCTGATTCTGGTAGAGCTACAACTCTGACTTATTTGTTGACATTACTGCCGTATTCTAACACAGCACAGACAATCCAGATTCCAAACTTGGCTCCATTTCCAACGAGTCTAGCAAATGTTGGAACACCTGGGACAGTTGGTTATCAGCTTGGAATTTGTCTAGCTGCTGGAACGACATATACAGCACCGTCTAATGGAACATGGAATAGCGGTAATTTTTATGGAGCGCAAGGACAGGACAACGTTCTGGCAACGGTCAATAATGGGATCACGTTATTTTTTGTTCAACACGAGGTTGGTAGCGACTGTTCACCGCTGATTGATGTTGATTGGCAGACTAATTATGACCGTTGCTTACGTTTTTATCAAAAATCATTGGCTTATGCTACTGCACCTACAGCAGCCGGAGCCAAAACAGCAGCTGGTTTTGTCAATTCCGTTTGGGGAGCAGGCAATGCAGGAGCTTGGGGATTTCCAGTATTATCTAAGCCGCTTGCTAGAACACCAACTGTAACTCTTTTTTCTTATGATAACGGTACAGTAGGTTCGATCAGTTCTAGAACTACAGCCGGTGCCGTAGGTGGAGATGTGGCAGTGACCGCCTCCTTGGTAAATGAAAAAGGTGGTGGATATTTGCCTGGAGCGCCACCAGCTAGCTCAGCAGTGGCTATTTATCATTATTCGGTGGATACCACTTGGTGAATTATGCCGGAAGTCGAAATACGTCAAGCACCACCCGGGACTATAGTACCAAGCGGCACTCAAGTTAGCCCCGGCGGTCAGCAGGGTACCGGTGGTTTTGGTGGCACAACTGAAACGGTAGGCGCTTTTACCGTACCTAATTACGGTTGGACTGTAGTTGTTACAGTAGCCGATCCCAGCTGGTTAACTGTTGGTCAGATGGTTTATGTTGAAGGCGCTGGCGGTAGTGGTCAGGCTGGCTGCTTTCAGGTACAGGCCATCAGTACAAACCAGGTGACCTTGCTCAATGTTTTTGCCGGGCCAGAAGAATTAGTCAGTACCGATGCCGGTAATTTGGCTGAGCTTGGTTCAGATAACCTAGTTTATGTACCGGAGGATTTAGCATCAACTTCTGGTCCTGGGCTGATGAATACGATCAGTGGTAATGCCACTGATTATATCGGTGGAGACAATGCCAGTCATCCTCTCATTAGTACTGATGCCGGGAACATTGTTAAGCTGGGCAGTGATTCACATCTTTTTGCTCCAGCTGTAGGTCGTTACTACGGAGCTGATACCACTAACACGTTAGCTTATGCCATAACTGTGGCGAGCGATTTTACCTTGGTAGCAGGGGTGGTCGTTTCTTTCACTATTTCCATAGGAAATAATGCTGCGAACCCGACCTTAAACGTCAATGGCACTGGAGCAAAACCGGTTGTTAACAAGGCAAATGTAGCTTTAACAACCGCCCTAGAACTGCCCGTCGGAACTCACTTGGCCGTTTATGACGGCACCTCTTGGAGAGTTTTAAGTCCACTTTTCCGCAGAGTCACTTTGGTTAATCCTGGAACACACTCAATCGAGTGCGCCGGGTTTACCAGTGTTTGCTACTTTGCCAGTGTCGGCACCAGCGGTGCCGCTGGGTCATTGGTGGTGACCTTTCAGCATGTTGCTTACGGTTCGCATTTCATGGTTCGAATATTGAATGCTTATGCTAGTGCCGCGAGCACCTACCAGATCAAGGCAACTGATGTAGCTGGGAATGCAATAAATTGCTGGTGGATCTGGGCTAATACTCTTGCTGGAGCTGGAGCAACACAGCTTGATGCAGCGGCAACAAGTATTTCGGCTGGTGTGCAAGTGCTTCTGGTTGGAGGTGGTGATGGCCAGGGTTACCTGCTATTCCTATGAGCGCGACCGGCCAGGCTATCCCCGGTACCAGTGTACCTAATGCGTCACTGGTTACTCCAGCCGGTGCGCAAGGGCCGCAAGGGATTCAAGGTCCGGGTGGTGCGGCTATAGGTGGTGTTCCAACTGGGTGTATTTTCGATTATGCCGGAAGTACAGCACCGCCTGGGTATGTAATGGTGGATGGCTCCAGTTATTCCACGACTGGCGCCATGGCCAATCTGTTTGCCGTGATTGGTTATACGTTTGGCGGCAGTGGCGGCACATTTAATGTTCCGGATGGTCGAGGTAGAGCCAAGGTTGGTGCTGGGCAAGGAACGGGATTAACGGCCAGATCGGTGGGCGATATCGGCGGAGAAGAAAAACACGCGCTGATTACAGCTGAACTAGCTGCCCATAATCATACGATCAGTATCAGTGATCCAGGTACCCATGTTCATGGGCACGCTCATACCCATACACTGGGAAATCATGTGCATGGGATGGATCACTACCACAATATTGGCGCCGGTTTTTCTCACTCTCACGGTTTAAATGCCGCGACGCATGCTCATGCGATGGGATATGCTTTAAACGCCGCTGGTGGAAGTGGCGTAAATTCTCTTGGTGGAACAGCCTACGGTTACTCAACTGATGCTCGCGCCACGGGCGATACGGTAGCAGCTGCTTCGCTCCCGGCTGGGAGTACAGTATACGCTAGTCAGACTAATTCTGGCTGGGTAAATACCGGTGGACCTAGTACGAACACCTCTGATGGTGCAAGCACGGCTAATACCGCTGGAGCAGGGACAGGTATTACCGCCAGCAGCGGCAATAATGGTTCTGGGGTAGCGCATAATACCATGATGCCATTTATTGTTTACAACCAGATCATAAAGACTTGATTTTTTCGAGAATTCCTAGCACTCTTATCCTACGGCGATCCCCCTGCCGGTCCAAATTGGGTGACATTTCCAAACTCTGAGTGTACGGCCTGAGTATTCCTCCTTGGGCAGAGTTGGTTGATCGGCTCTCTAAATCGATCTCCTAGTCTCACTTTGTCTCTTGGAAAGTTACTCAAATGGCTTACACAATTCAGGAACAGCTAATCCTGGAATCTGGGCGTATCGGGCCGGATATCTACCGGCGCACGCTCAATATGTCCCCTTGGTTGAAACTCATTAAACAAGAAGAGTTTCCTGAGGAAATGGGTCAGATCATCTCAGTTCTGACTTACGAACGCTCGCTGCCAGCATATCCGCTTGGCTGGCAGAATGTTGGTATTTCGACTGGCACGGCCGGCGGCACCTGTTTACCGCCTACGACCGAGGTCGATTACGCACAAACCTTGCTCCAATACCAGCTGCAGCACATGGCGCTCCAGAGTCCACCGCTCTGCGTCAATGACTTGCGGGTGGCGTTTAAGCGCAAGGAGCAGCTGACCAACATGATGTATGTGCTGACTGAAAACAGCGCATACGCCTGGATCAATCGATACCGGGATGAGTATACCCGGATTGCCGGGCATCAGGTTATTGCTGCAGCCGGTTTCCCAGATGGCGCCGGAGGTGGATTTCCTACCACTGTACCCACGGCAACGTTGACCCAAGGGATCCTGCGCAAGTTCTACATGAAGCTTAACCGTGATGGTGGCTCGCTTAATCCGTTGGATCGTGAAAACGGCCGGCCGGTTTACGGACTGATTACGGATGCGGAAACCAGTGAAAACTTGATTAAGCAGAACATCAATATCCGTGAGGATTACCGGTTCAGTTCGCGCTCAAATGAGCTACTGGCTCCTTTAGGGGTTGAGCGCTCTTATGGCGGCTTTTTCCATATCGTAGATGACCTTCCAGCTCGTTGGGATTTTTCTGCCGGTAACTGGGTCAGACGATACCCGTATGTAAACAGCCCAGCGACACAAGGAAACAAGGCCAATATTGATCCAGTGTATGAGAATGCGCAGTACACTGATTCAGTCATTTTCCACAATGATGTCATGATCAGCCTGGTCCCGTCGCCGATCACATCTCCTGGTGGGAATACTCGGTTTGACCCGGTAAGTTATCGGGGTGAATTCAAGTGGCTCAATATCCCACACCAGACGGATAACCCTGATGGAACGATTGGATTTTTCCGTGCCATTTTCATGCAAGGTACCAAGCCGGTTATTCCGGCTTTTGCTTACGTGATCCGGCATTTACGGTGCGATACGTTCCTTGATATGTCGGCTTGTCCGACCAGCTAAACAAACGCCCTAGAAGCATAGAGTGCCGGAAGAGCTTGTTCACTCTTCCGGCATTTACTCATATCCTAAGCTTATGCCAGTTGAATTTGATCTGCCGGCCGGATTCCAGGTTCCAGACGATACTGAACCAGGTGAATCATTTGATGCAGTTGCTACGCTTTCTGTAGGCGAAGATGGCAAGTGCCAACTTCTGGCCCTGGATGGTTTACCAGTGGAAGGCGGTGAGGAACAAGCAGCAGCGCAACGCGCTGGTGCACCGCCGGCGCCGGGAGGTGCTGCGGCTACGGCTGGTGCTCAGCAAGGCGGAGGAAATCCGCGTACATTTCTTCAGGCTATGGGCGCAGTGTGACTAAACAACAAATAGTCAGTTTGTATGGGCAAAGCGTTTATCAAATTCGGCTTCATGTAGCTATGCAACTTGTAGCTGCTAAAAGTATGAAGCCTGAAGACGCATTAAGTGAAGCTGATAAGTTTGTTTACCGATTAATGGAAGAAGATGCAGCTCAGTTACTGAGCCGGTATGACACAACCACAGCCTAAAACACCACAGGATACAAATGGTACAAGCAAACTACTTTCTACACTGGCAGCCAGTGGTGATAAAATGATTCAATTCGGAGTACTTGTTCTGGTTGGCATCAGCGGCCTGGGCAATTGGTTTGCGACCCAGAACACTGGCCAGCAGAATCTGCAAGGGCAAGAGCGGATCAGGCAGGAGGTGCGCCAGCAGATTAACGATGTCCATGACTGGATTGCCGAGAATCGCAAATGGATCAAGCAATCCTCTGACGAATTTCATCAGGGAAATGCCGATTCAGCGGCTAATCGGGAAATATTGCGGAAGTTTGGAGATGAGCTTTTAAGTTTTGAGAACAGGCAACTCACTGAACTTTCCAATCAGACCAAGATGCTGGCTAATCAGAATCAGCAGATGGAAAATGATACCAAAATTTTGGATGCAATACACCGAGCTGTAGCTCCTTTGGAGATAGAAAAAGCTTACCCATCACCATCCAAATGAATTGGAAACCAACCCAAGTTTTTATTCCCGACCTGAGTCATTATGAGTGGCCAGCTGACCTCAGTGCCTTAGCTGATGCCGGATGTGTAGGGGTAATCTGGAAAGCAACTGAAGGTACTGGTTATCAAGATCCGACTTATCATGACGCACGGGCTGCTGCCTATGCCGCCGGTTTGCTCTGGGGTGCCTACCATTTCGGTGATGCCAGCGAGGTTAATAAACAAGTTAATAACTTTCTAGCCTATGCTACTCCGACCAATGACGACATGATCATTCTGGACTTTGAGGACAATCAGTCCAACACCATGCTTCTGGCGCAAGCTCAAGAATGGGTTCAGAAGGTCGAGGACCAGCAGCAGCGTCCAAACCAGACGGTGCTTTATTCTGGTAATCGGATCAAGGAGACGCTGGGCAATGACGCTTCTGAGTTTTGGAGCGCGCGACGCCTCTGGCTTTGCCAGTATGGCGATACTCCTCAGGTGCCCGCAGCCTGGGCTACGCAGGGCTATTGGCTTTGGCAATTTACTGACGGGAGCACTGGCCCCGAGCCGCACAGCGCTGCTGGATGTGGAGCATGTGATATGAATGCTTTTGATGGCACTGAAGATCAGCTCATAGCTGAGTGGTCTGGTGGAACTCCTGCCCCGTTGCCGCCATCGCCTGAGACGGCTACGGTTACCATTTACTGTCCAGCTAACGTTAACATTGTTGTGCTACAGCAAAATCCACCCACATAATCGGAGAACAAATATGAATGGCGATGGCGATGGTATTCCTTTAGGAGGTGGCGATGGTGGCCCACCCGGAATGATGGGTGGTGGTGGTGGCGATGGTCCGTCTTTTCCGGATTTGAGCATGTCCAGTGATCATCCAGACATGGCTGATATTCCGGAGGAAGGTAAAGCGACCATCCATTTTCATAAGCATTCCCACACTAGGGAACGGCATCCAACTAAGCCTGGGCAGCACCATCATCATGTCCGGCTTAAAGTTCATTCGATTAAGGTGAGTGGTGGAAAAAAGAAGGTTAGCCCTAAGCAGATTGCTGGTGCTTTGGGTGAGCCTGGGGGAGACATGTCTGAAGAAGAGCCAGAATAATGTCACTCATAGCTTTAGGTTGCCAATGCGAACCCGATTGTCCTCCGATCAGTGGAACGCCGGGTCCGCCGGGACCAACTGGTCCTAAAGGAGATACTGGCCCTCAAGGGATTGATGGCCAGAACGCTTTTGGTATTTCTACAGCGCCCTTTATTGTCCCAGCAGTTGGGTCTAATGTTAATGTTGCAGTTGATCCAGCTGAATGGGCTACTCCTAACCAGGTAGTTTACCTGATGGGAGTCGGCTACTACCAGGTAGCCTTTGTCAGTACGCTCTCGGTCATGGTGCTGACCAACCTGGGATATCCAGGAAATTTACCACCGGACAGTCAGGTAGGTACAGGTATTCAAGTAGCTCCCTCCGGTTTACAAGGGCCACAAGGACCACCCTGGGTTTTAACTTCTCCGCTTGGGATCAATTTAGGCGGGACTGGATCGGCTACCTCACTTGGCGCTTTTGACAATCTTTCGCCACTAACTGGACCTGGTCAGATTATTGGGCATGATGCTGCGCACAATATTGCCGTTGTTTCAGACAATAATGGTGAAGTTCTTATCACCGACAACAGCACTCCAACAGGCTTGCGCTGGGCGCCTCAGAGCGAGCTGCAGGTTTCCTTTGATGAGATCGCGCCTACCCGGGTTAAAGGAGATTTGATTGCTTTTAACGGAGAAGCCAATGTCAGGGTGCCAGCCGTCAATATGAACGGCTTGGTACTGACCATGGATTCAACAGCGGATCCGGGAGTAAGCTGGCAAGCACCAATAGGGCTAAGCTTCTCACGACATAATTATTCAGCCAGCCCAATTCTTTTAACCGGAGTGGAAACTCTCATTGGCATTTCACTTCCTACTATCCCTACGCCAATGAATGTGGTGCTGGCGCCGATTACAAATTGGATGACCCGGCTCCTGGCAATCAAGGATGAAACAGGCACAGCTGATCAATACCCGATTACAATTACTACCAGTGATGGCAGCCTGATTCAGGGACAATCTACTTACGTAATCGATATCCCCTATGGGCACGTTTTTATTTACTCCAACGGCCTCAGCTTCTTTGTCCTATGAGCAATAACGGCTGGACTCCACTTGGCAAAAAGGTCGATCTTGGCCGCGAGGTACAGGGTACGCTTGCACCCACTGCTGGTGCGATCCTGGACGGTTATAACTTGGGTACATCCAGTGATGGACAACCTGTTTTACAGGGTACAGATACCAACTCTGAGCTGGCATTTTATCGATTACAGCCCGGCACTGGAGTAACAATTACTAAAGCGCCGGATGGTAACGCGCTAGTTATTACTTCATCGGTCCTGGCTGGCAATACTCCTGGGGTCATGCTCCAGAGCACCTATGACCCCAGTGCAACTGGAATAGTCAGTCAGGCTGCGCATGTACCCTGGGGTGGAATTACCGGTGTACCACTGACCTTTCCACCAACGCTACCCATTCATGAGTCAGATGTTATAAATCTGACTACTGATCTGGGAACCAAGGTGCCCAATACGAGGATGGTCAATACCTCGTTTTCGATTGAAGGCGGAGGGCCATTATCAGGTGACCTGACAATCTCCTTGATTGGTGATCAAGCCGATCCCGGCCCGGATATGCGTTACGGGACGGACCCAGATGGAGTATTGGGCTGGTACCCGGCCAGTGTCGGTGCGGGTGATATGACCATGGCGGTCTATGACCGTAATTTTAACGGGATTGTAGACAAAGCTGAAGCAGTCCAGCCCAATGGCGTAAACAATGCCGCAATTCAGCCAGGAGCAGTTACTGCAGATAAACTGGCCTTGGGTGCAGCTGCCACAAATCTGGGTTTCGAACCGGTCAATAAGACTGGGGACGTGATGAGTGGCCAGCTGGCGGTGTTGATGAGTGGACCAAACGTCAATGCCAATATGTACCAGAATGCGCACCTATTTGCTGAGGTGACTCCCACTGGTACTGGATATCCGACAATTGGTTTAGCTCGTCTGGCGCCCGGTGGTGGTTCAGTCGCGATCTGGTACAATAGTGGTCATTCAGATTTGAATTTGCAGTATGCAGATGGCACAGCAGCTTATTTGCTCTCTTCAATTTCTTCGATTCCAGGTAGTCAATTGGCGGCCAAGTCAATTATGGCTTCTGCTTTAGCTGCTGGCGTGGCTCAGGCTAATCTAGGTTTCCGCCCAGTTAACTGGAATGGGGACCAGATGACAAATACCGGTATATTCGCCTGGCAAAAAGAGGCTGGTTTAGGTTCAGCCTCCTGGTCGGTAGCGCCAATTCGAGTACAGGCTTCTACTTCTGGAGCCAGAGCACAGATTGCCTTTTGGAATATACCGGTTGGTGCGTTGTCGCTTTATCTGGAAAACGATTTTAGCATGCGCACTGTTGACTCCGGTGGAAGAGTTCGAGTTCTTTGTGACAATGGTAATAGTCCGTATGCTTACGGCTTGGCTTCTCCTCCTTGTACTCAGGGTAATAGCCCATATGCCTATGGTTTAAATTACCCACCAGTTAATAAAAATGGAGATACAGTAAATAATGCCATTTTTTCCTATAATAGCGGCCAAATTGTTTGCACAAAAGATGTTGGTTTAGGGCCACCTAGCTATTCACAGGCAGCTATACTGATCCAGGCAGCAACTGCAGCAGGTCGCGCCGGTATAGGCTTTTACAACCCAGGGCAGAATGCTTGTTTTTTATATCTCAGCCCAGGGGACAACAAGCTTCATTACATGGGAGGCGGTGGCATAGATCACGTTATCCAGAGTACGTAAATGGCTGAAGTTACCCAAGGTGAACTGCAAGACCAAATCGTTTCCTTTCAAGGTGGAACCGATACCGGGCACCAGCCTCGTCTTTTGCAGCCAGACCGTTGTGTTCGGTCAGTTAATTGCGCATACCGTGGTGGATTTCTCTCTAATCGTCCTGGATTTAAGAAGTGGATCTTAAGATACGCTAATCCAGCTGATCAAAATCTTTTTGAACAAGGTGCTTTTCGCGGAGCCTGTTACTTTCCAGACTTAATCTTTTACAAGCCAGCCATTATAGTGGCTTCAGGAGCGAATCTTTACCAGCTGCAGCTGGAAAGCGGGTATGCCAATGTTAGTCCTCTAATCTACAATTACCTTAACCCTTATGTAACCAGGTGTTATTTTTGCATAGCAGACAAGTACCTGGTGGTACAGGATGGGCAGAATCCACCGCTAACCTGGGACGGTTCTACTGTAGCAACTTCTGCTACTGTGCCAGTTGGTACCATGATGGCTTATGGCCAGGGGCGTTTATTTGTTAAGGTCGGGCCGCGCGCTGTTCGAGCTGGTGATCAGACTGGAAGTATTACCGGTGCGCCGTTGACTTTTACTGAAACTAATTATCTGGATGAAGGAGGTGATTTTGGGCCACCTTCATTTGTCGGTGAGATTACGGGAATGATGTTTACCCCAGTAATGGATACCGCTACCGGGCAGGGATCATTAATTATATTTGGTACTGACGGTGCTATTACAGCTAAGGTAGAATTTCCCAGAGAAACAACTTATTCAACACAAGGGCAGTTAATCACTGTTGGCTGGAAAGATATAAGCGGGCAGGCTGGTGGATTTATTACTGTCACCTTGGTAAACAACGGTTCATTGGGTGATCTATCTGCTGCGGCAGTCAATGGCGATATTTGGTATAGAGCCTACAACGGCTGGTGCTCTTATCGGAATGCCCGAGCCCAAAGTATGCAGCCCAACGGGAATGGCGGGAGCTGGGCACAAACTTCATTTTCCAGTGAGGTACAGCATCGAATCAGTGATGAGTCTGAGCCGCTGCTTTCTTTTGGATCGACCATATTTTTTGATAATCGGCTGATTGTTACTCATCTTCCGACCCAAGGACCGAATGGAATCTATCATCAGGGCATGCTGGTACTAGATTTCCATCCTGTTTCCAGTGTCTCTATTACTCCATCGCCTTATCTGCAGTTGTACATGAATCCTTATCCAGTCTGGAACGATCTCTGGACTGGTATTTTTCCTTATCAGCTTTTAGAGGGATCCATTAATACCGAGGATAAAGCCTTTGCTTTGGCTAATGATAATGGACGGATTCAGCTTTATGAGATTACCAAGGACGATCCATTTGATAATTTCGGTACAACTGACCAGCCAATCCAATCGTCCGTCGAATCGCGCGCTTTTATTTTCCAGAATGATCGGGAGGAAAAGAGGCTTTATGGTGGTGATATCTGGTTTAACAATTTGCGTGGAGATGTTAACATCACCGCTTCTTATCGACCGGATGAATACCCTAACTGGTTCCCCTGGTACAACAACATAATCAGAACACAGTACCGGTCTGGTACATCTGAGCAAGTATTTCCGCTGCAGTATTACCAGCCTTCTTTTGAGCCTCGGTTCCAGTTACCCACTCCTCCGAATGGAGAGGATTTAAGTACTGGCCGTAAAGCAAACCTGGGTTACTCCTTCCAGGTACGGCTGGATATTACTGGTTCCTGGTCAATCAGTCGGCTACGGCTACATGCCCAGAAACTAGTAGAGATTGCTAAATTTAAAGGGCGCCTGACATGAGTGTACCTTCAGATCTCAGCTACAAGATAGGCTCATACAAGGTATTCGTGCCGCAGTTTCTGCCTGATACCGTAGTGATTCGTCCTTATGGCGAGTACGGGATGGCCCCTGGCGGATATTGGACTAAGCTTGGCGGCACCTATGGCGTAAATACCCAGTCTTACCAGAATGACCCAGCTAGTGCGCCTATGAGCGACCTGGTTTACCTGGTCCAGAACGATTTAAAACAATTGCCCACAGTCAAGCGGGTACTGATTGCCCTTTACTGGTATACCTCAAATGATAGCGGTACGGGCTGGATGTTCAATATCGGCCCAGCTATTGGTCCAGAGGTGCAAAGCTGGAACTGGTCTAATCCACCGCCTATGTGGCAGGTTGGCCCTTGGACTCGGAGCAATGCCTATTGGTTAAAGAACAATCATCAGGTCTGGCCAACCCCAGAAGATACTACCTTGATCCAAGGTATTAAGTACCTGCAAAGCCAGGGGTATGAGGTAGGAATCTTGCCTATCAATGCATTGATAAGCCGGAATTACTATTACAATAACGGTGGAGAGTGGGAGATTGATCGAAACAATAAATCCTGGGCAGCTACTACACAGTTAACGACTTACCTGAATAACTATACGCTATTCATTAAGCATTATGTTGATCTTTGTGTAACCAATAATGTCCGCCCTTGGCTTTTTTCAATCGGTTCTGGCATGCGCGATCTGACGGCAATCAGTGATCGTTCCAAGTTTCCACAGATAGTTTCTGCCTTTCAAGGTTTAATTCGATACGCTAAAGCAAAGCTACCTAATTCACTGGTTACATATTTTGCCGATCTGGATGAATATTTTTATCCATATCTGATTGCTAATTTTGCATGTAACCTCGACCCAATCTGGACTACTGCAGAACTGGATCTGGTTGGTGTAAATTGGTTTGCTCCATTAGCCCTGGATAATTCTGAGGATGTAACTCAGCTGACTTTAAATACGCTACGAAGTGAGGGGTATGATTTTTCTTTAGCTAATTTTCTGTGGCGAGGAAGTCCTTTTACTGATCGACTGATATCGAATACCACCAATACGTTTAAAACTGGCCTGACTAAGCAGCAGATTAATCCACGAGTTAAGGGGGTAAAGGATATTGAAGAGTGGCTAGACTTTAATCATTACTATCCACGCATACCAGGGAGGTTAGCTGGTTGTACTCCACCTATTGCTGTGTGCCCGGGTGATCCAAAAGTTTGTGCACACATTATTGGTAATGCTGTGGTAATTAGTGAAACTGCTACATTTACCCCAGATAGTGGAGGGATTGCCCAGATCCCAGATCTGCATTCAAACTATATCGAGTTCGATACCGAGACATACTGCTTTTTTAGCGCGCCAGCCAGTATTCCGGATAGTAGCCAGCTTCAATTTGAAATTGAGTTCGCCTTAAACGCGCTGACTAGCTCAACTAATCAGAACTACCGGATATTCAATAGCTCTTTTGGGCTTAACATCGATATACTGGATGGTACAATTACGCTACAGCTGCCGCAAAATGATGGGAGTACTTTATCAGTAGCTCTTTTTACACTCTGGCATGGCGCAATTGAGCTGACCTATACGCCAGACAAGGTATCAATTCTGGTAAACCAGGTACAAGATCAGGATGCTGTTCCTGATCCGGGCAAAACATTTGTTATGCCTAGCGCAAACCAGACCGCCTGGATGGGTAATCCTTCGTCGCCTTACAAACAGCCAGCTGGGTACAGCAACTGGAATGGCCGGATTTACTGGCTCCGGTTTCTTTTAGGCCAGGGCGATAACCTGTCTGGTGGCGAGTTTTATTTCGAAGATTCCTATAATGGTATCCGAACCGCCTGGGATCCTGGCATGAAAAAATGGGTAACCATTACCGGGTATGGTTCAGTCCAAGGTAGCGCAGCGGATCCATTTACGCGCAATCAGACAATTCAATGGTCTGGTGCCGCCAATATTCCACTCAGTTACATGGATGCCACTAATGCGAATGCTGCTGTGTTTTGGAACAATTATCATCTTTGGAATATCCAGGGGGCATACGGAACAGATTTTGCCATTGACGAAGTTTATCAGGCAATTGCGCTTTACTGTGCCACACTCGGGCTTGAGCCGGCCGGGCCACAGCATATTGCAGCCTGGTTTTTTGACACTCGTTCACCAGCAGGGCGATTGGCTAAGATGCCTTCACCTGCTTGGCAAATCTACAACGATGCTTATGACGGAGAAATAGATTGTTCTCTGAATGGTAAGGCAGCAGTTCGTTCTGGTGGAGTCAGTTTGCAATACACGCCTCAGCCAACTGTGGATGAGATGCTGGGCCTGTCTATAACACCAGGGCCACTGCCACCAGTGCGTGAAATCCTGGTTGAACCCGGAGTACCGCTGCCATGATTCCGATCCCAGTTACAGCTACTCCTAAAAATGTGCCGTCTAATTACACGGTACCAAATGAGATGCAGGGAGTGCTGGAGGCGATTGCCCAGTATACTGATTACGAAGCACAGGTTAGTGGGCCGCCAGTCATGGCTAACGCAGATGGCTCTGGGGCAAGCTTGGATTCACTCTGGATCTGGATGTTGCAAGGTCGTTTCTTAGCACCTCGAGCAATGACCGGCTATCGTAACAATTGGTGGCAGGTCTATACTGGCAAGTTTGGCGAAATTCGTACTTTTTGTGGGCCACCCGGGCCATACTTTGATTCCAGTGGCTATGGAATTGAGGCCACTGGCTGGGAAGGTTGGGCCATATGTAATGGGAACAATGGCACAGTTAATCTGGGGCATAAATTTGTTGTGCCTGGTTACCGATATGCCAGCGGCCAAGGCTGGATTACCAATGTTGGAAGTGCCCTGGATCAACCAGGTGGTGAGGGACCTGGCGGTGGTGGTCATGGCCCTGGTAGGATTCAGGGTGAAGTTGCTTACAATACCGATTTGGGCATTAGCTTTACTGGCCCAAATGTACAAGCTGCCCAGACAGCTCCAGTAGATGCCGTTACAGGCGGCTGGCACTTTTTCCAGATTGCTCCTTTTAACTTAGGTAATGGCTCAGGGGCAATGCCTTTTATCGGGGTAAATGTAGAACTGAATATGCAGGGTGGCTCGAACAACAATTACGAGCTTATCTTTGTCGGGCATGACGCTGGCGACACGGCAAGTGGCGGCATGCGATCAGTTTCACCACCTGGAGCACCCTCTGCTCAGCAGAGTTTCGCTGGTCTTTGGCAGTATCCGATTGATCAAGCACCATACATGAAAGATACCCCAGTCAGTCGATTACCGCCTTATATCGCTTTAGGGTACGTACAATTTATGGGTTACAAATAAATGTCGATTCCAATCAGAGCGCAGCCATTACAGTTTCCCAAGAGTTTAAGTGCGCCTTCGACTTTTCAATCCTTACTGCAGACAGTAGCGCAGTACACGCTTTACCAGTTTGATCCGGATTATGTACTCCTGGTTAAAGGGCCGAATACGCCCCAGGCACAAGATCAGAATAAGATCTGGTTAAAGACTGACTCAGTTGGTCGGCCTCTTGGGCTATTTGTCATGTATAATGGGCGGTGGCGCCAGGTAGCGACCGGTAATCCAGCTCAGATCACCATGTATGCCGGAGACTGGGCTACCTATTTCGATGGTAGTGGGCTGGGCTATGCTACGCTGCCCTGGGATGGTTGGGCTATTGCTAATGGCAACAACGGCACAATCAATCTGACTAATAAATTTATCGTCCCTGGATACCGATGCGATGGCTGGTATTTGTGGGTAACTAATGTAGACGGATATGATGCTTATACTGGTGGGCGAGCTACTTTTCAAATCCAGTTAACAAATCTGCCTTCTATGACTATTACGTTAAATACTAGGGATGGATTTCAAGGTGGAAATATGACCGGTGTAACCGGGTACGGTGATCAGCATGATGCTGTCTGGACTTATCCGCTATCTGGTACTGGCGCACAGGCTCCTATTAGCCTGATCCCGCCTTACATTGCTTTAGGGTTTGCACAATTCGTGGGGTACACAACATGATCGCTGCACTCATCCATATACTGATCGTAATCCTGGTAATGGGATTGATCTGCTGGCTGGTCTGGTGGGCTTTGTCCTTTCTGCCATTGCCAGCTCCTTTTGCTCAGATAGCACGGTTTATCATAGTAATAATTTTCGTGCTCATTCTGATATACCTGCTCTTGCCCTTACTGAATGTTGGATCAATACGCTAAATGGCACGAATCACACTAGCTGAAGCCAGGCCGCAACTCTGCCGCGCGGTAGATAACGGAGTGCCGGTAACTGACCCGCGCGTACCGGATCGGATTAACCAGGCTACTGAGCGATTAATGGCAGGTGGAGTTTTTGTCGGCATGGTGCAAGAGTACAATGTTTGTACTCAGGCTAAGTGCTTTACCTTGCCACGCGAGATTGATGCCGTCATGGAGGTATTTATCCTGGACCAAAGCCTGGATGTAACCAGTGGCTGGTACTCAATTGAAAATCCCAGTACCTACATTGACCCGGAGTTCCTGAATGACGTGGTACTGATTGATCGTGGTGAGTATCCAACCCTATTCGATATTTGTACTCCTGGGCAGCTGATTATTTACAGCCAGTTTACAGAGACGACTGGCTCCCAGATTCGGATCTTTGGGTTAGATGAGAATGGCAATGAAATCTATACCGTACAAGCTCAAGGTTATGCTCCAGGCGAGCTAGTAGATCTGACAATTGCTGGAGCAGTAACAGCTAGCACTTTCTCGCGTATCACTAATATCGAGAAACCTCAAACAGTTGGGCCAGTACGAGTTTATGAGGTTGATCCCTTAAATACCGGTAACCATATTATGCTGGCCATCCTGGATCCGACTGAGCGAGTACCTTCCTATCGTCGTTACTACTGTGACGATATCCCAGCAGTAGATCCTGCTGAACCACCTGTTCGAATTCGGGTAACGGGTATCCGTCGGTTCCTGCCTATCCAGAATGACACAGATTTTCTGATCCTGTCTAATCTGGGAGCGTTGCGCCTGGAAATGATGGCCTTGGATCGCGAGGATGGGAACGATTTTCAGTCCAGTGCCGAGTTCCATAAGCGTGCGCTTGATCTGTTGCAAGCTGAGGCCAAGCAGTACCAGCAAGATCCAACCAGAGTCAGTTATCGTAAGGCACAGTGTCTAAATGATGAGGCGACTTATGATAAGAACCAGCTGGGTCATATCCGAGCCAGGCTTGCTCTGGAGAATCCGCAGTTCTTGCGAGTTGGTTTACGCAATATAACCAGAGGGCTTAATACCGCGCAGGAACGATTAATCAGCCAGGGGTACTGGAAGAATACGGTAATCAATCTCTGGCTTAAGATTCTGGGAGATGGGTATGTAATTCCCCCGCCAAATGTCGAGTCTATTACCACGCTGGCTATTCAAAACCGGGCTATGGTTATGCGTAATCGCTGGTTTGAAAGCCAGGAAGGTGCTGTGGGAATAAAGACTAAGGACGATTCTCCGGCTATGTCAGCTATTGATCGTGGGACCGGGCCGACCTTCTTTCTTTTACGGGATCCAACGAATATTGCGGTGGGTTCGACTACTGCCGCTGACTCCCAGCAATGGGTACTGATCCAGGGGTACGATCAGAACGGGAACGAAATTGATAACCAGGTCGAGATCAATGGGACCAAGTGGAAGGGTGAGCAGGTTTTTGTCAATAATTCCTCACTTAGTTTATTTGGCAATATAACGGCAATATTAAAGCCGCTGACTCAAGGCTCAATCCAGCTCTGGGCCTACGGTCAGACCCTGGCGAGCATGCCACCTCAAATGAAGGTAGCCGAGTTCCGGCGCTGGTTTGTTGGCGGACTCGGGCATGACCCGCTCCCCTTTGATGCGGCAGCCTACTGCCAGTGCAAGCTAAAGGCTGCCCGGGTATGGAATCCAGATGACTTCATGACTGTAACCAATTACCCGGCACTTAAAGAAATGGTGTTTGCTATTGCCAATGAGGAAGCCCAGAAGCTGGATGTGGCCCAAGTCCATGAACAACGGGCTTGCAAGATTTTAAATGACGAGCTTAGGGCGCATCGGGGCAGTGCCACCGGTAACCTCAATATTCAAATGCGCGGCTGGATGACGGGTGTGCTGCGCAATCAACCACTTTAAAACTATGGGTAACACAGTCGGTTTGCCAGCTTGCCCTAAGGGTAACTCGATGTCATTCAATGTAACCGTTAACCAGAACGGCTCACCGATTGATATCACTGGGTACTCTTTTTCCTTTATCGCCAGTAAGGATTTGACTGGCCAGTTACAACCACCAGTTCGAATCAACTGGGTTGAGGCTGATTTATCTCCAGATGGACAAACTACTTTTTCGGTACCGAGCAGCCTGACGGCTACACTTGAGCCAGGGGCGTATTACTTCAATCTAGATATGGCTGACTTGATGGGAACAGTTACAACCATCATGGCTGGCACCTGGCCGATTACCGCTGTGCCGGGGGTAATGACTAATGGCAGTACACCGCCTAGTGGCGGAGGTGGGGGTGGAGGTGGTGGTGGTGGTGGTGCGGTTGGCCAGGTAATGCTCAAGAGCGATTACTGTTTAGGAGCGAGTCAGTACAATCCAAACCTAGTTGATCATGCCCAGTATGCTGATGCTGGTGGTGAGATGCGTCTGAGTGTTTATGACCAGAATGCTAACGGGGTAGTAGATCAGGCTGAGAGTGTGCCTTGGTCCGGGGTAGGCGGAACGGCTGGCGTAGTTGAGGTCCAGGTAAACAAGGGCACTCCATTTGGTTATGCCGGGTTGGACTTGGATGGTCAGGTGCCAATGGCACAGCTACCGGATGTGGTCTTAGAAGCACCGATTGATACCAACGTTTATGGCCGGCAAAGTGAAACCTGGATTGGTATTCCGGGAGAGGCGCCTACTGATGGTCGGTTTTATGGACGACAATCCGGTGACTGGATTGCCCTGCCGCCACAAGGTGTAATCAATTATTCTACTAACGAGCAGTGGACTGGCCGGCTCTGGATTGATGGGAAGAAGGTTTACCAGAAGACAATCAATTTAGGCACGTTACCAGGTGGTAATAATTCAAGTACTGTTGCGCATAATATCACCTTCTTAGCCAATATCATTCGTCACGATTCTTGGTTTCATGATTCAACTAACCCCAGCTGGATACCAGTACCTGTTTCAGGGCAGCCTGGATCTTACGCAATTTCAGTTGATGCCGTTAACATTACTATTCGGGCACAATCGGCAAATGATACTTTCGATTATGGTTACCTGACTTTGTACTACACCTGTACCAATCGCTAACACTATGCCAGCACTAGATTATACCGGTGCGATCAATGTCGATATCCAGACAGCTGGACCGATTGAAACCGAAATCGATTTTACCGGGCCGGAAGGTCCACAAGGACCGGCTGGACCACCGGGATTAACTGGTCCTCCGGGACCTTCTGGCCCGACGGGCGATGCCGGGCAGGGTGTAGTCAGCATCACTACACTTCCATTTGAGGTACCGCCTGTAGACGGTATTACCCAGGTCGTAGTTAATATGACGCCTACCTACTGGCTTCAGGTCGGTATGGAAGTTTATGTACAGGGGGCCGGTTACTTTACAGTGAGTGCGCTCACCTCCGGCACGGTATCACTGCTCAATACCGGGGCGCAGGGTAACGCGCTATCCGGTACAACCGTGCCGGTCGGTAACCAGGTATCGATCTCCGGGTCAATCGGGCCAACTGGTCCACAGGGACCGCAGGGAGTGATTGGCGCCTCCGGGCCACAAGGAATACCAGGCCCAATTGGGCCACCGGGAGTAGCCTATTCCAGTGTTACTACAGCAGCTGCGGTAACCCCTGGCAAATCTCCAGCTACTGTAACGATCTCGGTTAATTCCAGCGCGGGTCTGATCCCAGGTACGGTCCTTTATTTCAATACTTTGAGCTGGATTGGCTACTATGTAGTGACCGCTGTACCTGATGGTACTCATGTCACGATCACTGATAGTGGCACACCAGGAAACCCGATTGCGGGTACGACTGTACCAATTACGACTTCAGTAATTGGCTCTGGTCCACAAGGACCAACCGGAGTAGCAGGTCCGGTCGGGGCTGCTGGTCCAGTTGGTCCGATTGGGCAAGGCTGTTTCACTACCACGACTGCGCAGTTTGTAGCGCCACCAGTTAATGTGAATGGCACTCTTAAAGTAGTTGCCACAAACTGGGTTCAGGCTGGGCAATATGTATTTTTGAATGGATTGGGTTATTACCTGGTCCAGCAGGTTAATGATGCCAATACCCTGACGATACTCAATACGGGTGTGCCGGAGAATCACGCAGCTGGTACAATCCTGTCGGCCGGGGGGCTGGTTACTTCTTCAGGCGCAGCTGGTATTACCGGAGCACAGGGACCGACCGGGATCAGCGCACTGAGTAAGACGACTGCGCCCTTTAGTTCGCCTTCAGCTGGCCAAACCATTACTGTTCCCTTTGATAACACAGGATGGTTGGTACCCTACTGCAATGTCTTTATTGCGGGATCTGGTTCGTACCAGGTCCAGGCTATCCAGACCGGAAACCAGGTGATCCTGACTTGTATCTCGCCGGTAGTCCCGGCGGGTACCAATGTTGCTCAGGGGAGTCTCGTATCTGCTACTGGTGCGCAAGGTCCTACTGGTGTACAAGGACCGGCTGGCACACCGGGTACCAATGGCGCGATGGGACCGCCGGGACCGGCTGGTACGACTGTCGCTACCACTACCGCAGCTAATTATACCCAGCCAGCGGTCAATTCTACAGTTGGGATTACCCTCGCTGGAGTAGGTGGTGTTTCACCTGGGCTAGTTCTTTACATTAACGGCGGCGGTTATTACACCGTTGTCTCGGTAGCTGGCAGTGTCGCTACCTGCCAGAACCTGGGCTACCCGATCAATGTCGCACCTGGAACAGTTGTCAATTCCGGGGCGAATGTTGGCGCCTCCGGCCCGATAGGACCCACTGGTGTAGCAGGTCCAGCTGGGTCGGTTGGCCCCACTGGGCCAGCTGGAACCAATGCGGTTACTCTGACTAGTGCTGGATTCACTGTCCCACCTGTTGGTAGCACAGTAGTTGTTACCGTATCAGATGCCAGCTGGGTTGTGCCCGGGCAAATGGTCTGGATTGATCAGGCTGGTGGTGGGGTTGGTCACTCCGGTTCATTACAGGTTGTATCTAAGGCCGGGAACCAGCTTACCCTTTTAACGCCACCACAAGCTCCTGCTATACCGTTAGCCACTACGACTGCGCCTGGTTTAATGGCGCCCTTAAGCGGTCGTACTACTGACTTTATTGATGGAACTGATACAGCCCAGAACCTGGCCGGTGCGGTATCGGCTTTAACTTTAGGACGGTACTACGGTACAGACACAGCCAATAGCGGAGCTTACATAGTCAGTGTAGCCAGTGATTTTCTTTTAACTCCAGGTGTAGTTGTCTGGGTACTGCCAACCAATGCCAATAGTGCGGCCAGCCCAACCCTGAACGTCAATGGGACTGGAGTTAAGGCAATCGTCAACCGTTCCAACATCGCGCTCAGTGCTAGCGAGCTGGCCGCTGGCAAGATGTTTGGGGTAGTCTATGACGGTACTTCCTGGCGTCTTGTTACACCGATTACCCGAATTTATCGCGGCACTAACCCAGGTACAGTGACAATCGAGTGTGCTGGCTACGATGCAGTCAGCGTTTGGATACAGATGAATGCCTCGGGCCAGAGCATCAATGTCACCTTTGCTCACCTAGCTGAAGGCACCCCGGTTTCAATCGATCTCGTAAACCTTTACTCAGCGGCGTTAACCTATCTGTTACAGTGCGCTGGAGGAGCGGTCTGGTGGATCCTGGCCAATACCGTAGCTGGATCAGTTGCTACCCAGCTGAGTAGCGCCGCACAGAGTCTTACCAACGGCAATAACTTCATGGCCAATGGGACCGTGATAAATGGCAGTCTTTATCTGAAATGAACGGAACCCCAATTCAGCAGGATGCGGTCCCCGGTACTGCGGTACCAACCGGTGCGCTAGTCAGCCCTGGTGGTGCGCAAGGGCCACAAGGTATTCAAGGGCCGTATGGTGTGGGACCACAAGGGCCGCCAGGACCAACCGGGCCAGAGGGGATGATGATTGGGACTATATTTGCCTGGCCCTCCTTAACTCCACCAGCGGGTAGCTTACTTTGTGATGGAGCACAACAGAACCGGAATACCTACGCTGCGCTCTACGCTATTCTGGGTGGTGCCAGTTCGCCCTTTGGCCAGGGTGATGGTTCAACCACGTTCAATACGCCAAACCTGCTGGGCCGCATGATCCTGGGTTCTGGGCAAGGTAGCGGGTTAAGCTTGCGTAACCTGGGCGATACTGGTGGTGAAGAGAATCACATCCTAACTCTGGCCGAGTCAGCATCGCACACTCATTCGATCAGTATCAATGATCCCAAGCACCTGCATACCCTGCCGGCTCACGGCCACACCTTCAGTGATCCAGGGCATAATCACGGTGACCCAGGACACAATCATGGGCTGAATGATCCACAGCATTCGCACACGATAAGCTGGACAACGAACTGTACGGCTACAAGCAATCTGGGTCGTGTTCAATCAGGTGCTGCTGGGGCTGGTGGTCTAATCCAGAATTCAGGTACGGGCTGCTACAATAGTGCCTCGGGTACTGGGATCCAAGCAGCTGGTACAGGGTGTACGGTAGCAAATGCAGCGGCGATTAATGTCAACTCAGTTGCTACCGGGATTACGGCAAGCGCAACCAGTGTTGGATCCGGTGCTGGGCACAATAACATGAGCCCGTTCCTGGTCCTGACCTACTGCATTAAAGCCTCTAATCCGGTACCGGTTGGACCTACTGTACCACTGGCTGACACTACTCAAGCGGGACTACTCAATAAGGTCAGTGGACTAACCACTGATTACATCGGTGGCGATAATGCCTGTCATGACCTGGTTGGCCAGATTAAGCTGGTAGCGCCTTTTGTCCGTAGTTTTAACAGCTTGCACAACCCGAACTTCGAGGTTGATTCACGCACCGCTGGTGCCGGCCAGGCTGGAAATGGCACCTGGGGCCTGGACCGTTGGCAATGGTTTATTAGTACCGGCTCTGGTGGCGCAGTCTTTACTGGTAAGCAAACTGCCGCACCCAGCGGTATAGTCTTGCCTGGAGCTGCCTTTAGTCTTTCATCCAAGTTTTACCGGATCACGCTTACTACCCAGCAGGTTACACTTGGCGCAACTGACCGAGCGTACCTGCAACAGAGTGTTGAAGGTATTGCCTTACGCGAGCTGATTGCCGGAAACACTGCAATCACGGTTGTGTTACGCTCCAGTGTACCCAACATAACTCTTGGGTTACACCTGCAGGATGCGGCTGGGACAAATAGTCTGACGCTGCCAGTTGCCCTGACTACTGCCAATACCTGGACAGTTGTTCCCTTATCCAATATCGCACCGTGGAACCCTAGTGCCACCTGGTCATTGCTCCCCGGTACAGTGGGGTACGTACTTGGCCTTTGCCTGTTCTCTGGGCCTACCTTCATGGCAGCTGCCAATAATGTGTGGGCACCCGGCAACTTTAAAGGGGCTGCTGGTCAGAGTAATTTCGCTGCCTCACCGGCTGGCTCAACCATAGATATTGCCTTTATCCAGCATGAACCGGGCAATACTGCCGGCAGTATCATTGATAAAGCCTGGATTGAAAACCGGAATGACTGCTTCCGCTATTACTACAAGAGCTACGAGGATGCTACAGCGGTAGCCACCAATACCACTGCCGGTGAAAAATGGATGCACTCCTTTGCCGCTGGATATGGGTTTGGATCAATTCCCTTCCCCGTACAAATGGCCAAGGTACCAGCGGTAACCATCTACAACAATAACGGTACGGTGAACCAGGCTACCTCTTTTCCAGGTGGTGTTTCCTATGCCGTTACCAGTACTGAGGTTACCTCCAAGTCTCTGGACTATATCGTGATGACCAGTAGCATAGCATCTCAATCTTACCGTTTTCAATTCGTGGCAGATACCGGATGGTAGAAAAATATGAGTACAATAAACTGGAAAGAAGGTTCACTGACTGGCCCCGAAAGAGTTGAACCAGGCCAGCAGGTAGCCGTAGCAGACGAAGCCACTTCAGCCACCCTGGTTGGCGCACCCAGCCCGGGAACTACGTATCGAATTCATGATCATGAGAATGGTACGTTCCTGGCAATTGTCCTGGAAAAACGAGGGAGGGGTACCCTTAACAATGTCGTTGCGGAAAATGTACACAGCATAGAGGAGGCACGCGCTGCTTGCCAGAAGGACTGGGATAGCGGTACTCGGACCAAGTGAACACATTCTTCATCTGCGCACTTCCCCGGTCACGAACAGCTTGGCTGGCAAACTTTTTGTCCTACAGTGCCTGCCATTGTTTCCATGAACCATTTAACGAGTGCGGAGTTGAGGACTTACCGTTTTTGTTTCGAGCTACAGGCAAGCAGTATGTCGGTACCAGTGACAGTTTGAATACCCTGTTACTGGACCGGCTTTTAAAGATCTTTCCAATTGCCAAATTGGTTTTAGTTCGCCGGCCAGCAGTTGAAGTTGTGCATAGTCTAGATGCGCTTGGCTGGCATTGTCCGGAACTGATTGAGCGGATGAACCAGGCACTGGACCAGATTGAAGAGAAGCATAATCCACTGGTTGTTAATTATCACAATTTCGATGCGCCTGGGATCTGGAACTTCCTGATGCCGGAGGTGCCTTTGAATAAAGATCGAACTGAGATGCTGGAAACTTTCAATATCACAGTACCTAAAGAAGTCATCTTACGGAAGGCCAAAGAGTTTGTCGCCAAGCATGAAGGATTAAAGCTATGGGAGTCTTAGGTGCAGCAATCGGCGCAGTCGGTTCAATAGCCGGCGGTGTACTGGGTAGCGGTATACTAGGTGGTGGTGGCGGTAGCACACCATCCGTCAAATTAAAGACAATTGATCTGCCGGATGTAAACGCCGGGCTTTGGGGTTACATCAATGAGGCAGGATCATTTCCAGGGGTAGCTGGTTTTACTAATCAGATTAACCAGACTGCTATGCAGCAGTATACCCAGATGCTTAACCAGCTCTACCCTGGGGCAACTAAGCAGCTTGGTCAGATTTCCAACCTGGCTCAGAGTTACATGCAAGGTCAGATTCCACAGGATGTTCAATCCCAGATCCAGCGTGCTACAGCACAACAGGCATTGACTGGCGGATATGGTGGCACTGGCATGGCATCGAATCTGACGGCACGCGATTTTGGGCAGACCAGTATGAACCTGCAGCAGCAAGGAGTTGGTCTTTATGGAGCCGGACTAAACGCTGCCAAGAGTATGATACCCGGCTTCATTAATCCAGGACAGCTTCTATTTAGCCCAGCTCAGATCCTGGCCAGAGATGATCAAAAGAATTATTACAATAACGAGGTACAAAACCAGCAACAGATAATCAATGCCGGGATGGCCCAGCAGGCTAATGCTATGCAAATGGCCCAGCAAGCCAAGCAACAGAGTAGCCTGGGTGGTATCTTCAGTGGCTTGTTTGGCAGTGCCAGTAACCCAAGTGGATTATCAACCGGACTGGCTGGCTCCATAGGCAATTTTTTTAGCGGCGGTGGCGGCGGTGGTGGGGGCGGCTCAAGTAGCGGCTGGGGATTTTTAGGTGGAGAGGATACTCTTTCAAATGCTGATCTAGTTTCGGCGTTAAGCGGATTCTAAAAGTTTATGGCAGAAGGCCCTCAACTGATTGAACCAACTGGTGGCGGTAGTGCCGCCCAGATTGCCAAGCCAGAGCATGCCCCGAACTATGTCGCCATGTACGGGGAGGCGATCAAGGCCGCGTTAGCTCCGGCTGAGTTCTCCTGGGGTACCTATTACCAGAGTCAGGAGCTAGCTAATAAATTGCAAGAGCTTGGGCTGAGAGGATCTGAGCTGAATGAAACCAAGCGAGCCAATCTGATTAAGGAACAGCATGACGTACTGGACCTGGCTTTACGCGGTAGAGCACAAGATGAAGTTGCTCGGCATAATCGAGCAGATGAAACCTATCAGACCGGTCTATTAGGCTTAGAAGGAGATAGGGAACGAGAAGCTGAGCGGCACAATAAAGTAGACGAAACTCGGGCACAGGATCAACTCCAGTTTGAAAGAGATAGAGAAAAAAGTGAAGCCCAGCTGCGTGATGTCCAACGGGCTGATATGGAATCGCAGAAAGCCTATCGAGAACAGGAAACAAATCTTAAGAAACGAGAGCTAGATGATCGAACTAATGATGACCAGGAACTGGATAAGCTGAATCAAGCTTTAGCCAAATTTGGTCCAGTAGATCATTACAAGATCGATAGTAATCCAGAGCTACAGAAAGTTATCCAGGATGCGCACGCGCATATGAAGACAGCTTATGGTGAGCAGCGCTTATCTATGATCACTGGCAAGCAGATGGCACTTGGCCAGGAACTGGATCGCCAGAGTGAGATGACAACCTGGACTGCTCAAGGTCGAGATGCGTTCTTAGATCGGTACAATAGTGCTGGTGAGAATCAGACTGCCCAGCAACGATTCAATAGCGCCTATGAGTATGGTCGCCGGATGAATGAAAATGAGAATGCACGGCGCGGCATGGATGCACTTTCAGTTGAAACTTATAAAACGCTCAAAGCCCAGGGTAAAGATGAAGAGACTGCCATGGCTGGCGCCAGGCATGCTGAAGAATTAACCAAAGCCTCTATTAAAGATACCGGAAAGCATGCCCTAAACTGGGATCAGAAGACCATCGATAGCCATGCCAAATTTACTGATGATGAAGGTGACTTAGTTGCCAATCCAGCATGGAGTCCGGCAGAAAAGGAGGCTCATCAACGTGATGCTAAATCACGAGTTGAGAAGTGGGTAGATCAAGGTGGGCATGGTCCTGACATGATTGACCAGATCAATAAGGAAACTCAGCATGAGATACAAATGTCTGGGCAAGGCCAGGCTGGAGCATCCAAAGACACGCTTGAAAAATCTGCTGCCGGATTAAATAAGACGGGTGAGAAGGGTGGAAGCGGAGCATTACCTGGGGACGTAATTGTTTCTCACAAGGCAGGTACAGCTGCTGCTAAACCATCTTTGCCAGCGGCAACAGCGACACCAACAGCGACACCGGCTGCTTCACCAGATACACCAGCCGGTTATTTTAGAGGAAATGTATACGAGGAAAAAGAACCTTGGATGTCAGGTCAGACTCCATGGTCCTGGCTCTATCAGAATCTTAATCCACAGGCTCCTGGACCAGCACAACGTGCTACATCCTATTTTCAAGCACCAGCACTTGAAACACCAATACCTACTCCAGCTGGACCTACTGGATTTGAACCAGAGGTTTTTGCTGAGCCACAACTGGAAGAAGATCAACGATCATTTTTTGGTGGCGGCAAGAAAAAATCTTACTTTGGCCAATAAGTGGATGGTGAACTGTCACTTGCCGTTGATCCTACTCAAGCTACTTCAAACCAAGGTGGCGGCTGGGATCTATCGCAACAACCAGCACAATTAACAGCACCGGCTACCATTACGCCTAGTGGTGGTGAGGGACAGGGGCAAGGCCAGGGGATCTATACTCCCAACAAGCCAGATTATTTATCCTATAATCCAACGGGTGGCGCCGGTCTAAATGACCTGACCAAGTTTTACCAGACGCTTTACTCTAATGTGGGCGACCCTGGCCGAGCTGAGGAACCCAGGCAGAAGTTCGATAATGAGCCGATCCATCAATACACACCGACACCGGCTCCAACCCCAGAGTCTGATGCAGCTAGTGCAACTCCTAGCAATCTTTACAAGTTAAGCGGCACAGCTACCACGTTTGGCTTGCAGCCTAATACGGTAGTCAATTCGGATGGTACAGTTGATACAAAATATCTGGATCCGGGTGATAAAGGCTGGGGTGCTTTCGGATACAACACGCGCGATCCTAAGCTGGTTGGCGCATCACTGCCAGTTGATGTAATCAAGCAATCTATTGGTGATTACACGACTGATGCCGGTCTTATCCGGCAGATTAAGGACGGCAATTACAAGGTCGTTGTTACTAATGCCAAGGGCCAGACTGAGACAATGCCTTTGGTTGATGCCGGACCGGCTAACTGGACGGGGAACCTGGTTGACCTAACCTATGGCGCTACTAAGAAGCTGGGTTTAACTGGCAAAGACCAGGTTAGCGTTCAGTTGGTTGGGCAAGACGGTAACCCTATCGAGATTAAAGGTTTTCATCCCAGCACTATCCAGAAGGGCTGGGCGCCCCGGGCAACTGAAGCAAAATCGCGTGAGGAAGAAGAAGCTGGGCCAACTGGAGTAGCTGATTTCTTCCGTAAGCGCGGAGATGAGCCAATCAAGACCAATGATGACCCGCGTCTAACTGACGTTAAGGTTGGGGATCAGACCTGGCGAGTGCACCAGGAAGCAGCTCCTTATTTCCAGGGATTCCTAAATGATCTACAAAAAGCCGGTGCACCAGTGACATCAGCCGGCGGCTGGAATTACCGAGAGAAGGTAGGGGCTAAGGGAATAAGCGAGCATGCCTTTGGTGGTGCTATTGATGTAAACCAGACCGGTAGAGATAAAGTTAGCCCAGACTTTAAGAAGTGGATTGATGAACACCCAGGAGAATTACAAACTCTGGAAGAAAGATGGCATATCTATGGTGGTGAACGATTTCATGACCTAGGTCACTTTGAATGGGGTGGTACTCCAAGTGGATCAGAGTTGGCCCCGGCTGAAGTAGGTAAGCTGCCAACTAGAAAAGAAGCAGAGCTAGCCCCGGCTGAAGTAGGTGAAGAATCGGGCAAGAGCTTATTAGATCGCTATGATGAGCTGTTGGCAGCAGGAGAGAAGAATATTTCCAGCAAGTTTAATCCAAAAGAATTCCCCAAGCTGCTGGACCTGATGCATGATCGCCTGACACAGCGTGCCGAGGCGCACCAGATCCAGTCTGCCTTACTGACCACTCCTGGAATGAAGACTGAGCAGGGATTCGAAACCGATACGGAGCAAAGAAATGGCTGATCCAGTCACAGGAACACCGATGCCTGGGAAATCTCCCCTGGATCAATCCATCATTAACGCTTCTGTTGCGGCTGCTGGTGGTACCTCGCCAACTTCAGAACAACAGGATAAGCCGCCCCTGGGTACGGTGATCCCGGACTGGGATCAGATCAAGACCACTGATACTTTCCAGAAGGCTGATGACCAGGGTCGCACTAACATGCTGACCAACTGGTACAATCAGCGTCGCCAAGAGATTGATCAGTTAGCTCAGAGCGATGAGGAACGGTCGCTAGCCCAGAAACATCTCGATGAGCAGATGGATCGGGAGAAGACGGCCAGCCTGGAACGGTACAGTATTCCAGAGAATGCGCTTAGAGATGTACTCAATACCGCAGCAACGACTACTGCCCGAGTCTTGCGTGAAGGAGTTCAGACTGTCGGGCCGGCTATCCGCTGGGGTGAACAGAAGCTGGGAATACCTCAGACACCAGAGACGACACTGGAGAAACCATTTCGTAAGCTGGAGAAATGGACTAGCGAAAATTACGCACCACCTGATGCAGTCTGGTCCCAAGAACATCCATTCTGGCATACTTTTTCCAGCTCTATTGGTGGTGTACTCCCATTCATTGCCGGTGCAGTTGGTGCTGAAGCTGTTACAGGTGGCGCGGCTACTCCTTTAATCGGTGCTGAAGCTGCTGGTGGATTAGGTACCGCTGTCGGCTGGACGGCGGACATGGCCGCGCAGGGTATCGATATGTTTCAAGGCAAGCGCGAAGCAGCTCTGGCCAAGATCGATGATCGGCGTAAGCATGGCGAGATTATATCCCAGGAAGATGGGGATCGAATGGCGACCAATGACGCATCCATGTCGCTCTTTGGTGTCCCCTTCATGGTTGCCAGTAATATGATGGTGGGGCGCCTGGTTGGGCATGGGATGAAGCTGGATACGGCGCAGAATGTCTGGAACCAATTTACCAAGAATGTATTGCTCAAGGGCACAGGCGAGTTTGCTGGCCAGGTGGCAATCGGAACAGGGGTAAATGCTCTGGATGCCTTGGCTGATCAGTACAGTGGGGTAGATAAGACCGGCGTTACCGGTGAGACATTAAAGCAGGGCGCTTGGATGGGTCTTGGTTTCGGTGCACTGGGCGCAGTAGCCCGGCCATATTCGTTCCTTAAAGGCTGGCGTGCGGATCAGGCCAAGGTAAACGACATGGCTGGTGCGGCCCGACGTGCGGCAGAGGCACGGACCAAAGTTGATCCCAACGCTAATGCCAAGGATGTACAGGAAGAGTTCATTCAGACGCAACCGGAAAAATATCGGAATGGAATACGAGCCAAGCTAGCTCAGCAGGATTCTTCTGAGGCACTGGGTGCTGCGGCGGTCACAGCTAATGCGGGAAAGAGTCCGCAGTTAGCTACTGAGCTTTCCAAGCAAGCTGATGACGCGGCTACTGAGACAACTGTACCTGTATCTCGTCCTTATCGGAAGGATAACGAAAAGAAGATTATCGATGAGATGCTGGCTAACGGCCACATTACCCGAGATCAGCATGTTGATCTGCGTAGCACGGTAGCAGAAGACCCCAGCGGAACCATGGACAGGCTGTCTGACATGGTAAAACAGACTGCAGATCGGCCTAACGGCATGACCCAGGCTGAGCCAACCATATTCGATTTGCGCCGGCACGCTGCTACCCGTGGTCCATTAAGCAAGGAAGGACCGACTGCACTTGAAACTGAGTACGCCAAGCTTAGCCCGGAGGAACGTGAAGCCAGGGAGGTAGAACGACAGGCTAAGCAGGATGCGGCAGATCAAACCAAGGCACCGCCTCCTCCAACTACAGAAGGTATTCCTCCAACTAAGGAGGGTGAACCTCCAACTAAAGAAGGTGTTCCTCCAACTAAAGAAGGTACTCCTCCAACAGGTGAAGGTGGTACACCACCTCCTCCAGGTACTCCACCTGAAGGGGGCGCTGGTACGCCACCACCTTCTGATCCATGGAGTGCGCTCCAGCAGAAGACTAAGGATTATCTGGGAGATGCTACCGGTGAAGAGAAGAAAGATTTAGCTACTAACTTTAAAACTGAAATTAAAAAGAGCGGTGATCCTGGACAGGATCGAGCAGCGGATGAGCTGATGCATCAGCTGGCTTTGCAGAGGGTAGGTAATCAGGCAACCTTTGCTTATATCAAAGAAGCTGAACGACAAGGGATCCGAGATAAGTTTAATCAGTACCTGGATAAACTAACCAAGGAAGAAGGAACTCTAGCTGGCAAGCCTAAGATGGGTGGGCCAATCAGTCCGGAGAACTTCTTCCAGATGTACTCAGATAATGATCACCAGGGACTACATGATCAGCTGGCTGGTGGTAAAACTCTGAAGTTAAAAGCTGAAACGGTAGAAGAGAACGAGGATCTTGATGACTGGCTTCAGCATCATAATTTCGATTCTGATCTAGTTGGCGATCATTATGTAATTAAAGCTAAGCGAGGCGAGCCTGGCCCTTATGAAAAATTCCAAGAGACATTGGAAGAACTTAAAGAGAAGCGACCAGCAGGGCGACCGCTTTCAAAGGTATGGAGCCCGGCTGAACTTACTACAGAATATAATGATGAGACTAAAAACTATTTAGAGCATCCAGCGGGGAAAGAAATGCTAGAAGCAGCTGTTCCAAAGACTGCAGCAGTTTCAGCACGACAGGGTGGAGATCGAATTGCTCAGGCAGCTATTGCTCGTTATGAACGTGCGATAAGAACGCATGCTGCTAAGTGGCGTAAGGCGGGTAGGGAAGTAGATCTGCAATTAAAAGCTAAGCTGATTAAAGCTGAAAATTTATTCAAGCAAGACCCAGACAATAAGGCATTAGAAAAACACGTAGAAGATCTACAGAGACAAGTTAATACCCTGGCTCCCTTACTAGATCCAGATGAAGGAGAACATTTTGGTAAGCCAACTGGAGATCCTAGCATTGGTCAGATGATTACCCAGCTGGAAAGAGATTTCCATGATCATCGAAAACGAGCAGAAAAACTCTACGGCCCAGAGTTTCAAGGGCCATGGGAAAAAGAAAAGAAAGAAGAGTATACCGGTGGTGGTACCCAGCTCATGGAGTCTGAGATTGAGCGAGAGGAAAAAGAAAGAGGAGGTCGAGTATCAGAAGAAGAAGGAGAAGGCGAAGAAGGAGGTGAAAGCGAAGAGGAAAGAGCTGGCTTTCAAATAAAACCACTTTCAGTTGAAGCTGAACGCTGGCAACAGATTGGCCAGGTTGATCATCAGGCAGTGGCCGATGAATGGAATAAAACGTTACGTAGTAATAGGGAGAAGCAAGCACTCTGGCATGTTGTAGATAAGATACTGGGTCCAGGTAAGGCTAAACATCCAGAAGGGCTAGCCGCTTTACCAAACCAGTTCAATGGACGAAAAGAACTCTTAGATAAGATCACCAATGAATATCTTAGATTCCTTGAAAAACGTGAATCCGGACGAGCCGGTAAAGGGGCAGCGGAGGGAGGAGAGGCAACAGCAACAGCCGCCGGGGGAGGTACCGTTCCACCCGCAGGTACTGAAGAAGTTCCGGGAGGCAGTGGACCTGCCGGACCCGGAGGCACAGGCGCAGATGCAGGTACTGTTCAACCTACCACTACTACCACCACTGATCAGGGCCAAGTGGCTAGCGGGGAGCCTCCCGCTGGCGGACCTCGTGACACAATTGCGGGGTTACCAGAATCAACGTCTGAAGGACAAGGTGGCCCCCTTGCTTCAAAAATTGAACTTCTTTCAAACGCCCCAGGCGGAGGAGACGAGCGAGCCGCCGGTGCAGGCGCCCCAGGGGCCGGAAGAGTCCAGCGAGACACCGCTACCGGGGAGCGAATCGTCATCAGCCCCGAAGGAGAAGAGCGTGCCCGAAGCCGGTTCCCCACAATCTCTCGGGGCGATGAAGAGCGTTTCCAAAGAACCACAGACCCTTTAATAAAGAAGACTGCTGACTCGATCTGGGACCAGGTTAAGAAGCGTGGCCGGTCTGATCAGGCTAATCATCTTGGGCTAGGTAAAGAGGACCTGGCTAGTAAAGCTGCTGTTTCCAAGGCTCTAAAAGATATCGTCCAGGGTATCGTTAAGCAGGAGCCTAGCTATGAGCGCCGAGTACAGCTTGCCCGGGATGCGCTGCGTGGCGTTCCGCCCCTCAAGGGCGAAATGAGCGCAAGTCAGTTGCGACGTTCGCGCAATTACGCCAACCAGACTAAGCCTGTTACCACAGCTGAGCAGGCAATCAATATCGTTAATCAAGCCTGGAACAAGTTTGAGCCTGGCTTCAGACACCTGGGTATTGCCAAAGAGGTTCGCGATAGAAAAACGCCCGATGCAATTGTGCCACTACCCAATGGGAGTCTGGTATATGTACACTCGCCACAGTACTGGCGCCGGATAGCAGACTACCGAGGAATTACAGAAGGTCAGGTACGCACCCTGGCTGAATCCATGCTGGAAGAGGAGCTGATTCACGGGGCGCACCTGGGTATGTATCGGGATGAGTGGGCACGTGCTGGCTCGCGCGGAAACTTTGTTGATTACCAGAACTACAAGGGTGCTGAGCTAATTGACTCGTTCCTGGATGCCAAGAACGCGGCAGCCAAACGTAAAGATTTCCAGACTGAGCGCGCATTGGACAAGACTTTTGCCAGTGCAGTCAAAAGCTACTGGGGTGCGGATCTACCAGGAGCAGAAGATATCCATAGCTTCCGAGACTTTGTAAACTGGATGGATACCTTAGATGAGCACCAGCAAAGAGAAGTCTCTTCCCAGTTACCCTATGAGTTAGCCAGGCAACTAGCCCAACTGGATATCTTCGGCCGGACTACGCAGTACGAAGATCGAAAGCTAATGGGTAAACTCCATGACTGGTTCATGGACAGTCTCAGGTACATGCGCCGGATGGCCCTGCGAGTCAGGGAAGGCGGCATGGGTACGCTCTGGAAAGATACACTGAATACCCTGGAGAAACGGGTTAGTGATCTGCGTGCCAAGATGGACCAGGCGGCACCGGCAGCAACTCCTACGTACCGACTGCACCAGCAGACTCAGGAATTAGCCGGCAAACTCGGGCATTATTTCCTGGATAACCCGCGTGACGCGGCAGCTTATGGACTGCGTTTTGATGACGCTCTGCATGGCCCGGATTATGCCAACAAGATTATCCAGAAACTGAAAGCTAAGTTCGGTGCTGATCCGCAGACTTTAAATGCGGCACTCCAGCACATGGCACGTCGGGAAGGATTGACTGATGAGCCACGCGCTACAGGTCAGCCGCTCTACATGGGTAAGATGGCCAGCCTGGCCCCCGGCGTAGGCGAATCGCATGTGCTGGATGAGGGTGACACCAGCCGGCTCGCGCGCTACCTGCGTGCTTCAGATGATCCGGAGATGCGCGCATTCGCTACCACTCTTACCCAGCACCGAGATCAGTTGATGGGAGTAAAGGTTAGGCAGCTTAAGCATGAGGTACCGGCAGCTTTTTATCATAACGGCGATCTCTGGGTAACCGAGGCAGCACTGCGCCACCCAGATGGGCACAAGGCAATTGCTAATGAGCTGCAGCATTCAGTTGCGCAAGAGATCCTGAATAATCCCAAGACTGGAGAGGAGCATGAAGTTAACGCACATGCTACGGCGCTCACCAACCAGTTTAAGCGTGGGCTACCGGCCGATATCCGGGATGCGATAGACAACAAGTTTGTCGATATCTTTAATCATCTCAGCTCAACGGGAGAGATCGACTGGGACCAGATTAATGACCAGGAACGCAAGTGGTTCCCACTGATCCAAGCAGCATCACATCCGACTGAGTTTATTAAGAAGGCATTCAGTAGCGCCAACTTCAGAGATTACCTGCGCTCAGTTAAAAGTGACCGAGGTGACCCGCTCTGGGATAATGTGCATGACTGGGGCCGGACTCTGTTCGGAGATCAGGCATTCAAGTTTGCGCCAGAGGCTAGTGAGGTTGCCTACAATCGGCCAGGTGCTGTGATGCGAGAGGATCCTCGTGAAGGTGAACGTCGATTATCAGACCCATCACAAATGACAGGAGGATTTCCTGAACATGTTATACGGGCAGAGCAAGATTATCATGCAGGTAAACTTCATATCTGGGAATGGCGAGAAAAAGTAAAAGACTTTGCCAAGGATATAATAGAGTTCATGCATCAAAAAGGACTGATTGATCCTCAAGAATGGTGGGATCGAAGAAAGCGAATAGAAGAAAATACATTTAAGCCTAGTGATCTTTATCCTCAGAAGACTTCACTTACGCCGCCATCTCAAGCACCAAAGCTAAAAGTAAAGTTTCCTGCTAAGATTGAAGCAGACATAGCAGAGTACCAGTCCGGCAAGATAGATATTAACGAGTGGCGCTCTCGAACAAAAGAGTATGCTACAAATTTAATTCAAACAGCATACGAGAGAGGATATCTTAATGAGCAAACTTATCAGGATCGAATGGATCGCATTAATAATGATGCCTTCTTTCCAGGTGATCTTTATCCTCCTACTACACTACCGCCCCTAATAGATATAACTCAAAAAGTTTACGATAGGTATGCCGTCCATGAGGGAGTGCCGGCCATGCTGGACAGGATCGATCTGCGTACTGATAACGTAATGTATAAGGCACTGGCTAAAGGGCTTAAAAAAATCTTGGGAGAGAATCCTGGTATTCTAGTCCATGTAGATCCTGATGAGCCGGGGAGAGGCGCATACTCTCTTGTTAATGATGTACTGACGCTTAGCCCATTTGCTACTGATAGAGAGCTAGAGCGAACTATGCTGCATGAGGTAGTACATTCTATTACCTGTGGCAAAATCTCTGCTTATCTTTCAGGCCGGTTTGATCTACTTAAGCCCTCTGACTTTAGGGCAATGCAAGAGCTGGAAGAGATCAGGCGTGCTGCTATCAGGCACCCAGATGTACCAGATAAGCTAAGACAGATAGCCGACCTTGGTGGCTATGGAAATAGAGGACAACATTTTGTTGATGCTATTGAAGCTGATCCTGCTTTTAGAAAATACTATGGCTTATTAGATCTACATGAGTTTGCTAGTGAGGCTCTAACTAACCATGATTTTCAGCAGCTCCTAAATAAAGTTCGTTTTGATTCTGCTACCGGAGAAAGACAAACTATCTTCGGTAAGTTCTTCCGTTGGTTAAGTAAGTTCCTTGGATTTAAGGAAGGTTACGGCGCGCACGAGGCTCTAAAAAATCTGGCAACAATGGTTGAGGGTCAGCGTATCATGCGCAGTGATTTCCTGTTAAAGGATGGTCTTGGCATGACCACCAAGGGAACTTTTTCTCCTCTGATGCGGGAAGCGCAGCTTGGTGCACGATTCCTGGAGAAGAAAGCTACGATGGAAGGGTACTCCAGCCTGACTAATGTACCACAGGCAACAGTAAATAAATGGCTGGCTGACTGGAAGAGTGAACGAAATTTCCAAGGGCATGCTGATCCCGATAAACCACAGGTTGTAGCAGATCCTTCCCGGCGCGGATTGGTTCTACCAAGTGAAGAGTTATCCAAGAAGACTGACCCTGAGGATATCCTGGATCATATCGCTCGAGTTACGGGAATTGATCATAGAGATGGCAAGGGTTTAGCACGAGCGATGCAACAAGCCTACCTGGATAAGGCTATTACCCAACGGCAGTACCTGGATGTGCAAGATGTACTAAAGGAACTGAACTATCGAAGCCTGGCTAAGATCAAAATTCTAGGACCAGAGTCTGATCCAGATGCACCCAAGAATCGGATCATGCGCTGGGGTAGAGAGCTATTGCAACAGGGTAACCTGCCCAAGGAATTATTCAAAGCGCAGCTGGAACATCTGAAGTATGAAGTCTCCGCTCTCTCCCATTACCTGGGTTTCTGGGATCGGAAACTGAATACCCTGATTAAAAAGCATATGGGAGTTGATCCCCTGACTACACCAGCCAGGCAGGATGAGAAATTAAACGCAGTACTGGAAGGTAAACACCTGACTGCTCCTGAAGATATGCACCCGGACCTGTACAATCATCTGATGGAGGGTCGGGCATCGATTGACAACTTCAGTGACCGACTGCGCGCGCTAGGCTTTATCAAGGAAGACAGCGAGCTTTACAAAGAGTTCTTTAGTAACCGCTTCCCGCGCGGGGAGGCAGCAGGTGGTCCGGGGCAGTACGTCGCCCGATCTCAAAGGATCTTTCACGAACCACGCTTTGCCCAGGATACTGATCCAGCTAAATGGAACCATGCTATCCCCTACATGCGAAAATGGTGGATAGATGTGCAGAGTAAGGAGGCCGGGGACCGGGCAGCCCGGAAGTATCGACCGGGTACATCTGATTACCTGGAAGCTAAACGCAGGGCTGAACTCTTCACGGCTGCACGTCTGAATGATTCGATCACTGACGGCATGGTTTCACAGAAGATGAGTGAGATGCTGGCACGGTATCGGCAGACAGCTGAGGCCAGAGATAAGGCACGCACATCATTTGGGCCGGCCTTTGTGCTCAATGACAGTTTGCTCCAGGAGGTAACCAAATTACCGGATGCGTTCCGGGAACTCATGGGTGAGGAAAAAGATGTTGGTATCCGATTGATCCATACTATCCAGCGCCAGAACCAGTACCTGCAGACAGCACAGCTAGCCCAGGAATTCCTGCGCGCCGGGGCTGGTAAATACTTTGGGGATAGGCAGGACGCTACCCGAAATTGGACCCATCAGATACCACAGCTCTCACCTGTAGATGTATTGCAGGAGGATGGTTCAGTAGTCCAGAAGGTAAAGCCCACCATGATGGGGGCACTGGCTGGTAAATGGACCTCGCGCGAGATCCATGATGTCCTGCGAGGCTACGATGCCTTGAGCCAGCACATGACCTCTTCGATCCCACTTATCAGTAGCCTAGAGAACAGCTCCAGGTACATGACTACCATGCTGTCTTCGCGCCGAGGTATAGCGAACATGTGGAGTGGCCTCTTTGGTATGGTGCAGAATGGAATGCTGCCTACTGATGCACGCGCTCTGCGCGCCGCTAAGAATTATGTGATCGATATGTTTCGAGGCGATAGCCGGGAAGTCATGCGGAACATCGAGGAGGCTAGGCGCTACGGTGTACTCGATAAGACTACTGACCCGTTCACACTCAGGGACATGACCCAGAATGGGTACAAGTATATGCAGCGTGGACCGCTGGATTATCTGGAGGGGATTGAGAATTATGCGGCTAAAAACAAACTCTGGGCACGAATTGCTCCAGCCTTACCTGGCATGCGGACCAAAGGTACCTGGTGGAAAGAGGCAGCTGAGCTAGCCCAGAAGTTCCATGTGGCTGGTAACGATGTAAACAAGATGGCCCAGTGGTATGCCAAGCAGAAGTTTGTCCGGGAAGCTAACCTGGAAGATGTGCGATTGAACCGAAAAGATTCAATGACTGGTGAGGTCAGGACATTGACTGAGGATGAGATCAAACGCAAAGCGGCCCGGATCGTTAACGATACCAATATCTCTTACAGTTTGACTAGCCCATTGGTAAAAAGGGTACGGGCACAGCCCTTTATTGGACCATTCCTGACATTCAGAAGTGAGATGCTGCGTTCATACGCCAATCAATGGGGATATGCTCTGAATTATTTGCGTAGTCCAAATCGAATCGAAAGATTCGAAGGAGTACGTAGAGCTGCTGGACTAATGGCATCGGCTGGCTTCGCCTATGCGCTAGCTCAGACTGCGATGCACTGGTTTGGTGTGAGCCAGCGCGAGGATGATAACCTGCGCAAGCTGCTGCCACCATGGGAACAGAATGATGTGCGGATCTATGGGCCGATGAAGGATGGTAAGCGGCAGTACATGAACCTGAATTATGTCATGCCACAAGGCGACCTGGCCCGGTCAGTAATTGCTGCGCTCACTCCGAACAAGGATGGCATCGCTGGCCGGATCCAGGCAGCTATGGGTGAGCAATTCCATCCGATGGTAAACTTTGGACTGATGCCAGGTGCACTGGTTGATATCTCTCGGAACCAGACTGAGTACGGCACCCAGGTTTATAATCCGGAGGATCACTGGCTCAGGATGTATGGCAACCATCCCGAAGGTAAAGCATTAGACATGCTCAATTATGCCTGGACCAGATGGAGTGGTGGAACACTAGGCCGGGCTGGCCGGCAGCTGCCCCAGATGGGTACGACTACCAAGGGAGGAGTAGTGTACGATCCCAATATTCTGCTCAAGAGTGAGACACTGGGCCAGGATCTGCACGAGATCTCTATCCCAGACCGGTTCCGATCCAGCTTGTATAGCTCCCGGGATGAGCTGGGCAATTCAGTAAGGATCTTTACCGGTCCAATCCAGCGCAACGCCATGACTGATAACGATATGCGTGCTGCTTACCAACACATGGAATCCGTGCGCCGGATTATCTTTGGTAACTTGCGCGACAAGATCGCCGCTGCCCGTGATTCAGGGATGACAACGACTGCGATTAAAAGCGCCCTCAAAGAGAGGCGCTACTCAAACGAAATGATTAATGACCTGATGACTGGGCGTTATCATGCCTACATTCCATCCAAATCGATCCTGAGCGAGGCGCGCAAGAGCGGGAACCATATGCCGAGTGGGCTATTTAGCAAGGGCGCCAAAAACTACGAGGATGAGGAGCAGTAAAAATTTTTACCATTTTTTGAAAGATTAGGCTCACCTAACTTTTCTGCTTCTTTTTCTCCTCTTCCTCTTCCATCATCCCTGCCTGGTATGGGCTGATCCAGACTAACTTCCGATCAGCTCGACCAGGGCCAAAGGCTTGTCTCTTCCAATGCCCACAGCGCCAGTGGTGCCTTAAATGATACTCTTCCTTACCTACCATATGAGCCACTGCATGTGGTCTATGCTCCGGCCTGATCTGGCTTTGACCTACCCACTTTGCGGGATACAACCCAGGAATATGATGCTTGCCTTCCATCCGTGGTTTGCGAAGCACATGTTTCTCTTCAGGTGGATATTCCAGTGGATAGGCCGAGAGGAATAGTAGGATATTGATAACCAAGATCTCCATTTTTTTCAGAAATACCTGGTCAATATTATCCCTGGGCCACTCGGTCTTTAGCTCATCCTGAATCTCGGTCAGGTAGCGAAGGGTATAATGGGCAAAAGGTTTGACTAGCGCGTAGGTAGTCAGCCCGGAACTGTCCGGTCCTTTTTCAATCATGCCAGCAGCAATGATGCATGCTTCTGAATACATGAATCGAATCTCTCGGAATGGACGAATTGGAGCTGAGTATTCGTTAGTTAGAAATCGATCAAACTCGCTGGCGAACTCTTCTGAAATTGCCCAGTTTCTGTCTCCTTCTTCGACCAGGGCAATATCTAAGAACATAAGTGAATAATCATACCCATCTCGCTCAATCGTAAGCAGTCCCTTAGGCAGAAAGATCCTGAAGCCCGGCCATTTCCATTTGATATCCTCGGCCATCATGTCCAGGGGCATAGCTGACTTGATTAACTGTGCACCCAGCTCCATCTCCAGAAATAGCTGAGGCCGCTTATGCCGCAGGGCAATAGCATTACAGCCAAACTGGGTTTTAATAACATCGTCCCTGTTATTAGCCAGGGGATACAATTGTATCCCACACCACTCGCAGTAGTTCATGAAGTCCTGCCGAAAATAATAAGGTGCCCGATAATTAGGCAGTATATATTTCCGACCGAAGTAAGCCCGATACACATTTGGGCTCCATTTCATTATTCTTTTGGGATCCTTGGGATAATCCGCACGCTCATCTATATGCTGGCGAATTTCCTTGATGATCTCCTCTTTTTTGATGTTGTCCATTACATTTCTGTTTTCTGTTTCTATTATTTAACTGTAATCAAAATTTTTCCTATTTTTTGAAATATTAGGTTAACCTAACTTTGCTAATGACCTTGCCAGGTCTTGAATGACTTGATTTCCCCTGGCGAAGGAAAAGTGCCTTTAAACTGCCAGGCACGATCATCCAGATAGACGACGGCCGGCGGTTTACGGCTGGTAATCTGGATTTGCTTAGCTCGGCGCGATTCTAACCCATATTCGCGTAACCAGTGCTCTAGCTGACGAATCGACTCCGGACTATCTGCCCTGGAAGTGTAAACGCACACATCCAGCCCGGCATCCTGATAAGCGCGAATTGCTTCAATAGCGCCATCTACCGGTGGATCCAGTCTACCTGGTCCATGCCAGCCTGTGTAGTTAGACAAAACTCCATCAAAATCCAGGGCGATAGTGCTCATAATCGACGATTTCGGTTAAGTTCGCGCCAGTGCCAGCGCTCCCGTTCCAATAGATCTCTTTGTAGAGAATAGACCTGAAGCTGAAGCTTAAGAATCCAGATCAGTAAAGCTAGGATCAGAATTATGGCAAAAAGCAGAGCAAAGTCTTCCATTTAATTGTCCTCCGGCTTGCCATAAACCATGTGAGCAAATGCACCTAAGATTTTAGTAATAGTATTTCCATCATAATTACTAATTATGATTCCGTCATTTTCTCCCACAATAAGGATGTAACCATGTTCCGGAGTAAGCTTCTTAGTCAGGTAGGCTTCAACCTCATTTGCTAGTTCCTTAGTCATTCGAACCTCCTCTGAGATTTGCCGCTGCCTACCATGTACAACCGGCTCAGTTGTTCAAAATAGTCCTTGGGATCTAACCGTTTCTCCCAGGGTTCCCAATAGATATGCTCCTGGACAAACTCAGCCGGCATTTGGGTTGCCACTGTCTCCGGGCCAACGCTAGCATTGATCAGGCCGTAACCAGCCAACGGCTGGTGGTACCATTCCCAGCGGAACATGGGATAACGTGGCTCACGCAGTAAGCCTTCATCATCCACCCACATATCCTGCATCTGGTCAAAAAACCTGCCCAGTGACAGGTGATCGAAACAGTGGCAATCACACCATTTATGCCACTCATGAATATGTTCTCCACACTCAATTACATGCACTTCCTGTTGGAAGGGATCCACTAACAACGATCTCATTTCTGTTTCCTTCTGTTAACTGCAACTGATACTTCTTGCTTAAATCCATGCGCTCTCTTAGCCATTCCAAAGCTATAGCGTGTCCAACTTTAGCTTTCTCTAAAGAGGCATACCGAGCTATATAAAGCTCATCTCCACAGGAGATGTATTCTTTAATCCAGAGAGATTTCACCTTATGCCTAGGACCGAAAATCATTGTCTCAAACCACAACTCTCCTTCATCATAAGAATGGTTAAGTCCTAGAAAAACTGTGCTGACTCTATTTTCACAGATCCAGTCTTCAGCTACATGCCGATCAGCATTTTCCATCCAGCGACCCCAGACAGTGAGATCTATAATCGGTACAACTACACCATCAACTAGTATTGCTTTGTCCATTTGTTTCTTGTTTCCATGCGATTTCGGCCCAGGCGTCCAACCTGGCCTTGATAAAAAGATAACTCAGCAGCTGTGCTGGAATCCCAAGTGCAATTGCTACCGCTGCGGTAAGCGCACTTGGATTTGGGTAAATGATTTTACCCTCTCTATGCAAAACAGCCGTAACATCATCTAGTTTCTTGGATACAGATTGGTATTTATATAGAGCGAAATTTACTGGCTTCCAAAGTGGATCAATTCCATCCTTCTGAAATGATCCACCCCAGCCTGGTACTTTCTGCTTGGCTGCCAGAAACCAGACAACCTGGTTCTCTGGAGCATCCTGTTCCAGGAAATGGTAGGTCTGCTCTAAAGGAGCATGCTGGCCGCCAATAGTCAGAATGGCAGCGGCAATGGCCTTGCTGATATCACCGGAGCCGGCTGCCGAGTTGATAACTGCTACTGAAGAGGGATTGGAACGGAAACAACTATCGTGATGCGCCTGGAAAAGAAGACCAAGCAGCCACTGCTCCTCATAAAGTAATTCTTCTTCTCTCCACCAGACTTTCAAGCAGGTGGCAGAAACGGTGGAATTGGTGTTGAAGGAGGAACTATAGCTACAGATCGTAATCCAACACGTTGGAACCGTTTTAGCGGTTGTGGAACCAGAGGTGCGCCGGCCGGCGGGAACCGGGTTGGATAGGGATCAGGCGTCATCGGCAGCTGTTGCGGTACCCGGTAATAAGGTGGCGCGGTCAGATTGGATACCTTCAAGGGAGCCGGATTAACCGCGCCGGGGACTGGTGGCTGCTGGGTATTGGCTGGAACCGCTACCGGTAAATTGACCGGTACAGGCAATGGCGGGTTAACATTGGCCGGAGGGATATAGCTCATTTTTTCTTTGCCTTTCCAATACCTGGAAACTTGTTATGTACCTTGGCTCGGACTGCTGCTTTTTGGGCTGAGCTGCCATGCTGGCTGACTCTTGCCAGCGCGTTTCGTGCGTGACTGGCATCAGGGATCGGATAACTACCCGGTCCCTTGCCGCTCTTGCCGGTCCCTTTCCCCGGCAAGGCGAACTGACTGGATTTGAGTTTTTGGCGTGCGCTACCTGTTAGCTTGGCCAAACGCTTATCTCACCTCCTCACATATTCCACCGGGCTGCCCCAAATCGGGGAGTCTCAAACTTGGACGAACCCATGCTCCCTACTTTTTTTTTGATCGGATACTGGCGCGCTTTGATTCGAAGTTCGTTCCTCCGACGTTGGACGAACTAGCGCCTGCTTTTCCCCGCCGTACCGAGTTGACTTCTCGTTCCATGGCTTTAACGCCAGGTTTGCCACCGGGCCGGCTGGTTGCTGCTTTTTGGGTGACTCGTTCCATAGCCTTGACGCCGGGCTTGGAACCGGATGATGTTGCCATATTGAAACCCTTATGCCACAGGCATTAATGGATTTCTAGTACAATGTTCACGGCACTCACTGATTTGATGACTATCCCGCCCGGCGGCTGGCGTTATACCCAGCCTGAAACAGGCTTGGAAATCAAGGGCGGTGATTACTATAATCTGCGTGAGGCAGTCAGGAAGCATCGCCAGCTGAATCAGCTTCCTTGCGGCCCGGAATTGGATAACCAAATTCAAGCGCAGATATGCGAACGCATGGGGGCTGAAGGCCGTTCAGCATATTGCCGCGATGCACAAAGACGTGCCGGTGAGGGTAAAACCGAAATTGCCTTTGCAGACGTAAAACATTTTCTTTCAACCGTTTCTCAGATCCGGCACTTCGTTCCTCAAGCAGAAGCTCAGAGAAGAGCAGAAACCTGTGTATCATGTCCAAAAAATAGCCCGATCAGCGGTTGCACATCATGCACCAATCTGATCGGGCTGGTGTTTAAGGTTATCGGCCAGCGGAAGACACCGCTGGACCAGCGATTAGGCGCCTGTGGCGTATGCGGCTGCTCGCTCACTGCCAGCGTGCATATCCCGCTGGAAGCTTTCCCCAAGCAGCCGCATTACGAGTATCCGGAGTGGTGTTGGAAGCACTAGCTGGGCGTCGGTACTTCGGTTTCCGGCTTTGGCACGATGGCTACAAACCAGCCAGTATCAGGCGTCCAGCCCACCTTGGCTTCCCAGCCAATAATCGGTTGGGGCGGTTGATCCGGTGGTTCAGGCAATGGATGCCCGGCTACCGGCGGATAACCGGAACCCGGAGGCAAACTAATTCCCGGAGGACCCCAAATTGGAAAAACCGGCTTTGGAGGTTGGCCGCTTGGCGGCTGTTCTGGTGGAATTATTGGTCCACCACCGATACCCGGGGGCATGCCCGGACCCGGTGGATTAAAGCCGGGGGGACCCCAGATGGGATGGATCGGTTGTGGTGGTTGGCCACTAGGTGGTTGTTGTGATGGTGGAATAACTGGGCCACCTCCGACTCCCAGACCCGTTAATGATGCTTCACCAATCAGAACGACGGGTTGAGTCGTTCGGGCGACCTTGTCATAAAGTACACCGCTAATTGTGACTTCAACTGCTGCCATATTTTTTTAGTTTCGGTTTTGTTGTTTAGGGTACGACAATTTTAGTGCCAGCTGGCACAGTATAAGTGCCACTAGCTAAAGGATTATCCGGGTTAGGTGGCTTGGGCGTAGGGTCAGTACCTTCCTGCCAAGCAGAGCCAGTCCACTTCCACCAGCCCCCGGCATTATTGGTCTGCCAGACCACGTGACTGTAATAGGCGATCTTGGTTACATTGGCGCTGTAGCCAGCATTTGCTCCATTGCGTTTAACTACGCCACCGGAGCAGGTCCAGTTGGCGCCAGTAGAATCGGTGATCGTGCCACCGCTATCATTGAGGACAGTTGTCCCTTCTGCTGATTCCATAGGAGGATTAGGGTCGGGAGGCGTTCCGCCGCCAGCCCAGCCGGCAGCCTGGCTTTGGAGCCAGCCTAGTGTCCCGGTCACCGCACCCGGGCCAGTCTGGCCG